CCTTTAGAAAATGGGGAAAAATTTGTACAGTATCATTCACAGGTGCTTTTAATGCCGATTTTGCTTATGATGTACCATTTTTAAATATTCCAAGCGGTTTTGCACCTAAAGTTAATTGTCAGATGTTATCAACTAACAAGCTATCTTCAGTGCAAGATAGAATAGTATTGAATATTGGATATAATGGCACAATAAATGTTGCAGGGCAAAACGTAGCAAGTGGTGATGCACTTAGAGGTTCATTCACTTATATAAATAACAGCGTAAACGAGTAAAACAAAAGAAAGAGAGGAAAAACAAATGAATTATCTTATCGAAGTAACAAACTACAATGATGGTACAGCAGAGGCAAAGGGCATTTATCCCTATGCCACAGAAAATGAAGCTATTGCAAACTTCCATTCAAAGATGGGTGGTGCTATGAAGAATGAGAAGTACGCAAGTGAGCTTCTTATGGTAGTAACCAACACAGGCGCAGTTATCAAGAGCGAGTATTGGGTTAGACCTATTGAGGTTGAGGAAGAGCCGACAACAGATGGTGAGTAATCTCCATTTGACCTAACAATTGAATAAGTTATAATAAATATACGCACCTAGTCAGACGTGACGAAAGCATACAATCGCTAGTATGTTGGTGCGTATAACAATTTTAGCGAGTTTACGAAAGCGAGGTAAACAGTATGCTTAAAGCAAAATCATTAGAAGAGTTATACAATGCAGATATTTTTACTCAGAGGGCACAAGGAATAGAGAACATTCCCAAAAATTCAGAAATCGAAGTTGAAGAAAATCTATGTAGAAATCTATATGGATTATGGGCAAAAGTTTATTACAAGGGTAATCTGTATTATGTAGACCCATCTAAAATACAGTTAGTTCGTTAAAGGTTACATTTTACGAACCTACACCAGAGACTGAGTCAGAGGAATAATTCACAATAGATTTATTCAGTGAAAAAGAGGAATATTAAATATTCCTCTTTCATTTTCTTATAATCATGTTATAGTATGTTTAAGCAGTTGTGCAACTAGCTTATTTGCCCCATTTATCCAAATAAATAGTGTAAGTATTCTTCTTATGTTATAATTTAGTTGAGATATTTACTAAAGACAGATTGTAGAGGAATAATATGCTAAATCAGTTTTCAGAAATTTTAAAACTTCTATTACAGATAGCTAATATCACAATCATTGGATATGGTCTGTATAAATTTCTGAATAAACCTCATGACACTTTGGAAGAGCAGGTCAGAGCTATTGAAAAGAGAGTAGATAAAAATGATTTGAAATTGCTCGAAATTGAAAAATCCTTAGATTCTAGCCATGAGAAGCATAGAAACCAGAAGGAAATCAACACAGTATTCATTAACTGTATGTTGGCTTTTATTGATTTTGAAATAGCCTTTTGCCAACATACAAATTATGAGCATACAGAAGATTTAGCAAAAGCTAAACAGACTTTGCAGGAATATCTATCTAATAAATGAGGAAAATTATGAAGAAAAAGTTATCTGTATTAGATAAATATTGTATATTTTCTTTTGTTTGTTTATTGATATTCACTGTAATGGTAAGTATATTTCAATTTATTTATCCTGATTATATATTTAGTGATACGCTTATAACCGCTTTCTTTAGTGCATTTGGTGGTGAGTTGCTTCTTTGCGCCATGATAAAAAGATTAAAATTAAAGAGGAGTAATACAGATGAGTGATGTAACATTTTATGTACTACAACTTATTGTTTGTGTGTCCATCGTCATAATTATGCGATATGTTATTCCCTATCTTCGCATTAAACTTCTCAAAGTAACTGATGATAGCATATTTAGTGAAGTTATTAAGGCAGTAAAGTCTGTTCAGCAGGATCCTATTTTTAAAGAGAGCTTAGGCTCTGTAAAGAAAGAAGAAGTTATTATAAGAATTACTGCATGGGCAAACTCTTGTGGCATAAAGATTTCACAAAAGCAATTATCTCAACTTATTGAAACCGCAGTATACATGATGAAGAATGAGGATAAATAAGCATGGCAAGTTCAGCTCAGGCTAAAGAGTTTATTCAAAGAATTGCTCCTATAATACAGGATGAGGCCATAAAGAGAGGTTATAAAGTATGCTCACCTATTATAGCACAAGCCTGTATTGAAAGTGGATTTGATACTTCCTTACTTGCGTATAAATTCCACAATTATTTCGGTATGAAATGTGGAAGTTCTTGGAAAGGTAAATCTGTAAATCTCAAAACAAAAGAAGAGTATACCACAGGAACTCTGACAATCATACGAGATAATTTTAGAGCATATAATAGTATGGAAGAAGGTGTAAAAGGTTACTTTGATTTTATATCGACAAAAAGATATAGTAATCTTAAATCTGCCGATTCTCCTGAAGTTTATTTGCAAAGAATTAAAGCTGATGGCTATGCAACCTCAAGTAGATATGTACAAACAAATATGAACTGTATTAAAAAATATAATCTTACAGATTGGGATCCTCACTACATTGCTGATTTAAAATCAATGGATGAAATTGCTAGAGAAGTTTTAGATGGAAAATGGGGTAATGGAGCAATTAGAAAACAAATGCTTAGGTCAGCAGGTTATAATCCTGCAATGGTACAAGCTAAAGTCAATGATATTTTAAAGAAAGGAAATTAACCCCATGGAAGATGAGAAGAAAGAAAAAGTCTCATACTTTGTGTTGGAAGGAATAACTACACACTTCTCTTTAATAATTAAACGACTAATTCTACTTTGCATTGTTATTTTAATCGCATGGCTAATTACTATTGGTGGTTTTCTCTGGTATATCAGTTTACCCGTTGATGAGTATTCGACTGTTACAGTAGACAGTGAGGATGGTAATGCAAATTACATCGGGAATGATATGAAAGGAGATATAAATAACTATGGCGAGAGCGAGAGTAATAGTAAATAAATATACAAGACGAGCATCAAGAAGGCGTAAGAAATGAAACTGGATGATATGGACAACTATGAAATTGCAGAAGCAATAGATAGGTATGTTCGTGGTGAACGAGCAAGATCCATATTAAAGCGTAGGTTAATTGATGAGATATGCTATGAACCTTTAGCTGAGGAATTTGATATATCTGTATCTCAGCTAAAGAGAATATTAGCAAAATCTCAGGAGCAGTTATTCAAAAATTTGGAGAGGAGATAAGCTATGCTACTTAGTGATTTTTTATCAGCTTTAAAAACTGAGGGAGTAAAAGTTACATTGATTGATGAAGATGGTAAAGAGATGATAAAATTCTTCTCTGAGGGTTACATCAATGTCGAATCTGATATTTTAGCTAGGACAATTAAGAAGTTTGAGATAACTTCTGCCACATCAATTTCAGTAGTTATCAACAACGTTTAATTGAACCGTTATTGAATTGAAAAATGACTCATATTTGAGCTATCCACGAACTCGTGGATAGCTCTTTCTTTTTCTATCATTTATGTATGTCATACATAAATTTTAATCCCAATCCCGACAAAAAGAATATTGGTGACTGTGTTGTAAGGGCAATATGTGCGGCTACTGAATGTGACTGGGAATCTGCATATATAAAGATTGTACTCAGAGGTTTTATCTTGCATGATATGCCATCTTCTGATGATGTATGGGGCGCTCAGTTATATAGTGAAGGTTTTATAAGAGAAATTATTCCTAATTCTTGCCCTTACTGCTACACAGTTAAAGACTTCTGTAGCGAACATCCTGAAGGAGTATATGTTTTAGGAACTGGTACTCATGCAGTCGCAGTAATAAACGGTGATTACTACGATGCATGGGATAGCGGAGATAAAGTACCACTATTTTATTGGCGAAAGGAGAAATAGATATGCCATATTTTAACAACAATCCATATCAACAGAGCTACAACAATCCATATCAGCAAAATTACACACAAAATCAACAGAGTTATGCACAAAATAGCTACACTCCACCTCAGATGAGTATGGCACAGCCATCACAATCATCAACAATCAACTGGGTTCAGGGTGATGTAGGAGCAAGAGCTTACCCAATTCAGCCAGGTATGTCTGTATTATTGATGGACTCAGAAGGTCAGAACTTCTACATTAAATCAGCAGATACTATGGGTATGCCTTCACTTAAAAAGTACGCTTATTCAGAAGTAGTCGAAGAACCTATGCGTTTAGAATCACATGAAGCTAAACAGATTGACACCGCATTTACGGCTACAAGAGAAGAAGTTAAACAGATGCAGGAAGAAATTAAGCACCTTAAAGAGCAGATAGCACAGATGGAAAAATCAGGAGTGAAGAAAAATGGCTAATGCTGTTTATGAACAACTGAATGGAAATCAAACGAACGGAAATCAAACGCAAAATAATACGTCTGATTTTCAATCACAGTTTCAGCTATTCAGACAAAATCCTATTCAGTTTATGGCTCAGAGAAATCTTAATATACCCGCAGAGTATCAGAGTGATCCTCATTCTGCCGTAAACTATTTGATACAGAGTGGCAGAATGAATAGTGGAGCTATGCAGAGAGTAATGGGAACATTACAGAGAATGGGATTTAGGTTCTAAAAAATGTAAATGAATTAAACTTTTTGCTCACAAAAAATGTAATTCATTCTCAAACATCGTTCATAAAAGTGTGTTTTTAGAAATGAATTTAACTTAGGTTTCAATCCTTGCAAGGGAAACTATATATCTTTTAGAAAGGAGAATACTATGGACAACGGTACTAATATGTATATGCCAGTAGCTCCAGCATATGGTTATGGAAACAACAGTGGTTTCGGTAATGGTATGTGGGGAGATGGCTGGTGGGTTATCTTATTCCTCTTTGCTCTTATGGGCAATGGTTTTGGAGGATGGGGAGGATTTGGTGGAGCAGGAAATGCTCAGCTTAGTTATGACTTCCCTTGGCTTATGAATGGCCAGAATGGCATAAACAACAATGTCAATGATGGCTTCCGTGATGCACAGTTAGCTTCTCAGCTTTCAGGTATTCAGAGCGCAGTTACAAGTGGCTTTGGCGACACTGCTCTCGGAATAGCAGGCATCAATCAGAACATCTGTCAGACAGGTAATGCTATTACAGGCACTATTACTAATAGCTTTGCTAATGCAGAAACTGCCGCTAACGCTAGACAGATTGCTAATCTCCAGCAGGCATTTAATTCACAGACTGCTATTACAGGTGGTCTTACAAACCTCTCATCTCAGTTTGCTAACTGTTGTTGCGAGAATCGCCTTGCTACTTGCCAGACTCAGAACATCATTCAGAATGAAGGTAATCAGACAAGATTTGCTGACGCAAACAATACAAGGGATATTATTCAGAGTCAGACAAATGGCACACAGGCGATTCTTGATAAACTCTGCCAGCTTGAACTTGATGGTGTTAAAGCACAGGTTGAAGCTAAGAATGATAGAATTGCAGAGCTTACAACCGCTCTTAATATGGCAACTCTCAGAGAATCACAGACTGCTCAGAACGCTTTCATTTCACAGGGCTTTGCTAATGAGGTAGACCAGCTTTACAACAGACTCAACAACTGTCCTGTTCCTTCAACTCCTGTTTACGGTCGCACCCCTATCTTCACTTGCAATCAGAACATGGGATGTGGATGTGCTTGTGGCATGTCATAAAGTGAGGTGATACTATGGCAGAGTTTACCTATAATCCTGTTCAGTTAGTAAATCCTAATCAGCCTGTGATTCTGAACAATAGCATATCATGTAACAAGGGATATGTGCTTCACAGAAATGAATCAGGAATTGTAACTCTCAGAGGTATTGTAAATAGTCCTTACACTTGTTTCGCACGTTATCAGATTACATTTAATGGAAACATAGCGGTGCCAGAAGGTACTGCACCTGGACCTATTGCAATAGCACTCACTCTAGGTGGTGAACCTATACTCACTAGTAGAGCAATAGTTACTCCTGCAGCCGCTGATGAATACTTTAATGTAACCTCAACTGCAATCATTACTGTGCCTAGAGGATGTTGCTTTAATGTTTCAGTAGATAATGTGACTGAGCCTATTGACTCTACAACACCAGCTATTCAGATAAATGTTCAGAACGCTAACCTTACAGTTAGCCGCATAGCATGAGAAAGGAGGATAGTATGTCAAAGAAATTAGAAAGCCTCCGTGATACACTTTGCGGAGAACTTGAAAAGGTAGCTAAGAAAGAAGAAATAAATCTGAGTGACCTTGATGTTATAGACAAACTCACACACTCCATTAAAAATCTTGATAAAGTAATGCTCGGTAATGAGATGATAGAGCAGTACGGCTATGACTTTCCTAGTTATAGCGGAGCTAGAAGAGGAAGAGATGGAGATAGTGACGGGAGATATAACGAAGGAAATAGACGAGGTAGAAGTCGTGACAGTTACGACTCCAGCTACGACTCATACGGAAGAAGCTATAACGATGGAAGAAGCTACGAAAGAGATTATTCCAGAGAAAGAGGTTATAGTGGACACGAACACTCAGACATTGACCGCTTTAAACACATGATGCAAGACGCAGTAAATCAGCTATAACTAAAGTACACCTATATCTTATTCTTTTTTGAGCCAGCTAGAAATAGCTGGCTCTTTCTATTGCAGATTTGACAAGCACTTAAATATGTTATAGAATGTTTAGCAGAAAGTGAGATATAATATTTATGATTACAGTAAGAATTAAAAAATCTAAGTTTATGCCCGAAGATTATTCAGCGTATCTCTCTTTCCCATTCAATCAAGATGTAATTGATGCGATAAAAGAATTGAGGTATAGAAGCTGGATAAAAGGGTCAAAAGAGTGGGAGATACGAATAGAAGATTTACCATTCATGTTCAAAAGATTTCCTAACCATGACTTTGATATTAGTGGTAGATATGTTGAACTTAATCCCTCACTTAATTTCAGTCTTGATGATTATAAGTTTAAGACTAAGTGCTTTAAGCATCAGGAAGAAGGATTTAAGTATGGAATGATGCATGAAAGATGGTTACTAGGTGATGACCAAGGGTTAGGTAAAACTAAGCAAGTTATTGATATTGCAGTAGCCAAAAAGCAGTTTTATAATTTCTCGCATTGTCTTATAGTGTGCGGAGTAAACGGATTAAAATGGAACTGGCAAAATGAGATTGCAAAACATTCTAATGAGAAAGGTTATATATTAGGTCAGAGAGTCAGAAAAAGAACAGGTGAAATGTATATAGGAAGTACAAAAGATAAATTATACGATTTAGAGCACCTGGATGAGATTGATGATTACTTTCTTATTACTAATGTAGAAACGATAAGAAATGACGATATACTAGACTGGATTGTTAAATGGCTACATTCTGAAAGTAGTTGCAAGATAAATATGATAGCGGCAGATGAAGTACATAAAATGAAAAATCCTTCATCTCAACAAGGTCATAATTTTATCAAACTAGATGCAGATGTAAGAATAGCTCTTACAGGTACACCTCTTATGAACTCGCCACTTGATTTATATATCATTCTTAGATGGTTAGGATATGAAAAACACGCATTTTATACATTTAAGAATTATTATGCAGTATTTGGTGGATATGGGGGATATGAAATAGTAGGCTATAAACATTTAGATGAGTTAGAAGAACAACTGCAATCTATAATGTTGAGGCGACTCAAAAAGAATGTTTTAGATTTACCAGAAAAGACATATATAGATGAATATGTTGATATGACTGCAAAGCAGGCAATCATCTATAAGGAGATTAAAGCTGAGATTAAATCTAATATAGATATGATTTCTGTTTCACCTAATCCTCTTGCAGAAATGATAAGACTAAGACAAGCTACTGGATATACAGGTATCTTATCGAGTCAAGTACAAGAGAGCGCAAAGTTAGACAGAATGGAAGAACTCATATCTGATGCAATAAGTAATGGTCAGCAAGTAGTAGTATTCTCTAACTGGTCACAGATAACAAATGAAGCATACAATAGGCTATCACAGAATTATAGATTAGGCATTATAACAGGAGATACACCTGATAATCTCAGACAAGACGTAGTAAATAATTTTCAGAGTGGCACTACAGATGTGATTATTGGTACTACTGGTGCCATGGGTACAGGACTCACATTGACTGCGGGCTCAGTAATAATCATGCTTGATGAGCCATGGAGCATGGCTTTAAGAGAACAAGCAGTAGATAGGTGTCACAGAATTGGTCAGAATAGTAATGTCACTATATACACCATTATGTGTAAAAACACTATAGATGAAAAGATACATAAGCTCGTTTATGAAAAAGGTGAACTAAGTGATTCCATTGTAGATGGTAAAATAGTTGGCATGAATAAACGAGAGTTAGTAGATTATCTTTTAGACTAAAGGAGGTATTATGGAAGGATATATCAAAATCGAAGAACTTGCTATGCGCATTGATTCTTCCACACAGACAATTAACAACTGGTATAAGTGGAAGAGAGAGAACCCAGATAATGAGCTTGCATCTCTGTTACCTGAATATATTCAAGAGGGTAACAGACAGACAAGATATTGGAATGTAAAAGATATATGGAAGTTCATTGAATTTAAAACCGCGATTGTTCATGGAAGAAATGGAATAATGGGACAGTTTCGCAGAAAGAAGGAGAAAACATGAGAAAGAATTTTTTAGACACAGATACACCCGTAAAGCAAAATTTAGTGCCTTCCTCAGCGTTGGAGAAATTAGTTGAAAGTTATATCGTCAACAAAAGAAATGAAGAGGATTTCAAGAAACAGGCGTCAGCAGAGAATACTCAGATTAAGGAACTCATGCATGAGTATAACCTTACAGAAGTAGCTACTTCATTAGGAACTGCAAAGATTACAGAGCAGGAAAAAGTCACATTCATAGAAGATAAACTTATCGAGTTTCTTAAATCTAACAATATTGCTGATAATATTGTTAAGACAAAAGAATATGTGGATTTTGATGCACTTGAATCAGCCATATATCATGGAAAAATATCTGATGAGTTAGTACAGTCTATGTCAGATTGTCAGGAGAAGAAGGTAACAACTGTTCTTAGAATATCTAAGAAGAAAGGAGAATAATTTGACAGTAGATCCTTTTGTAGCAGGAGTATTTTGTACTCTATTTTGTGAGATGGCAATAATAGTTATATTTGCAATATTAACATCATTCGGAGGTAAAAAATGAGTAATGAAAATTATGTGGTTCGTGCAGTTCCCACTGAAATTACTGCTACTTCTCGTAGTGCTATACGTATTAAAGAAAATTATTATACCATTGAGGTGTCTGAAAAAAGAACTATCAATGCAAATGATTTAGACGGCATAGATATGGACAAAGAATATGAAGCACTATTTAACGAGGTAAATGATGTTGTCGATAAACAGTGTGAGTCTATAGTAAAGACCTTTGCTAAGTAAGAAGTTCCTATTTACACTATAATTTAATCATGTTATAGTGTTATTACAGACAAGATATTACTTGTTCTGTTATGAAATCTTCTTTCATATAGTGTGTGTTCGTTTACAGAAATAGCGGGAACTTTTGTTCTCGCTATTTTCTTTTTTGCTTTACATTTAATTTTACCTATGATATATTGATTAAGTCAGCTCACACCATATGCGTAAGCAGATGGTTATAGAAAGAAGAAGAAAGACCAACGCTTCGGCATTGAGACGAAATTCTCTTTCTGAGCTGATATGAGTCAAATCATTGGTTAGCTCCTTTGTTTTTGACGAAAGATAAGTTCCTGTGTAGAGTAATCTATGCATGGAACTTTTTCTTTTTTATTGACACACATATATCAATATGTTATAGTATGTTTAGTCTTTAAGACTTGATACACATTTCAATTCATTGGTCGCTCCTTTGATTTAGATGTGTTATAATGTGAATAAGTCAGTCGGTGGGGCTATACATCAACTGATGATGTTAACCTAATATCGACTGACTATGATAAGTCCTTACGAAGATGATAGCCCATCTTAGTATAGGACTTTTCTTTTTGTAAGGAGAGATTATATGCGAGAAATTGATAAAACATTTCTTATGTTATTTAAAAACATAAGAATCGTGGAAAATGAGCAGGGTGGATATACTGCTTACTCAACAAATGGAGTAAATGCTATTCCAAATAAAGAGATTGTAGGACTTGTAAAAAAATATCAAGAACTACTTATAAATGAGTTAATTAAAGAAAATTGATATAATGGAGGTTAATATTATGGGGATATTTAGGGTAGAAAAATCAGAAAATTTTACAATAATGAGCAATTATCATTTTAGAGAAAAGAAAATGTCTTTAAAAGCAAAAGGTCTTTTATCTTGGATGCTCTCACTTCCAGATAACTGGGATTACTCAATAAAAGGTATGTGCAAATGTCATAAAGATGGAGAAGATGCTATAACTTCCGCATTAAAAGAATTACAGAGTTTTGGATATCTTGAAGTAGTAAAGTTAATGCCTGGAACAATCATAGAAAACTCAGATGGTAGTACATACACATTAAATCGTATAGATTACGACTATGTGATACATGAAAAACCTATAAATACTCAAGACACTGATTTTCAGTGTACTGAAAATCAAGCTACTGAAAATCAAGCTACTGAAAACCCCTACCAAATAAATACTAAAAAAACAAATACTAAAAAAACAAATACTAACCAAAAAAGCACCGGCTCCGGTGCTTCTTCTAAAAATCATTCTCAGGTCTACAAGAAAAGAGAAGTTCTAAATGATGATTTACAGAGTGGAAAAGATATAGATAAACAAAAGAGTGACCAGAGAAAATCTCCAAAAGACAAATTCAAAGATGAGTGTTTAGATATTATAGATAAAGAGTATTCAGACGAGACCAAAGATTTACTTATAGAATACTTTGATTTTGTTAGTTCTGTTCCAGAAGATAAAGACAATCTATGTAAGCGTGTTAAGACTGTAAAAGCATGGAGACATAAGTTAGACAGACTAAATGAGCTTGTAAAAGATGGCTATGACCCGATAGCTATTATTCAGCAAAGTTTGGATAAGAAGCAGTATGTATTTTATCCACTACAGTCTGTACAAAAGAAATCTAAAGGAAAAGAAACGCTCAGTGATAAACTTGTAGGTACAGATTTAGAGGATGCAAAAAGAAGATACCAAGAAGCAATAGATAATGGGGAGGAGTTTTTCTAATGAATGAGACAATGAATGAAGCAAATTGGCATGTATGGAATAAAGCTCAACTAGATAGTTTAGATTTCACAGAAAAATTTATACTAAAGAATAGTTATCTTCCAAGATACCAATATATAGAAGATAATTTAGTACCTGATATAGATACTACACAATTTCTAAGGCTGAGAGAAATAAGAGGTAATATGCGTAACTTTTTAAATAGCAGTACAAATAATCTCGTATTGTGTAGTGAACATCTAGGTAATGGTAAAACATCATGGGCAGTAAAATTGATGCTTACATATATAGAGTTACAAAAGGGTAAATTAGACTATGTAGATGAGAATGAGGTGAATGTAGATAATTTTGATTATTGTGTATTTTGTCAGTCAGTACCTTTTCTTGTAGAGATGAAACAGTTCGGTAACAATAAGAAAAGCTATGAAATGTATCAAAGATTATGCAAAACAAATTTAGCAGTCATTGATGATTTAGGCGCAGTACCTATGTCACAGTATGATTACAACATTATATATGCAATTCTTGAAAGAAGGCTGTTCTCAGGATTACCTACTATTATCACAACAAACTTTGTATCAAAAGATTTAGCAGAGAAGGAGTTAGGTGTAAGACTAGCAGATAGAATATGGAATAATTCAGAAATAATAGAATTTAAAAGTAAGGGGTTTAGGGGAGTATGAGTGCAATACATTTGCAAGTATTGACACGAATAGTTGATGGTAAAGACTATTCGTTTATAGAGGATAATAACCTCACAAGTGATATGTTTGATGCATACTCTGATGTGTTCGATTTTATAGTAGACCACTATAATCAATACAAAGTTATTCCTGAAGACACGACGGTTCAACAGAAGTTTCCAGACATTGAGTTTGTTGAGGTAAATGAAAGTGACGATTATTTATTAGATGAGTTACGGAGTGAGAATATCACCAGTAAACTACAAAATATATTCAGACACGCTAATGAGGTTTCAACAAAAGACGGAGCTATAGCCACATTAGAGTATCTTAAAAATGCAATAGCTCATGTTGAGTTTGACAATAGTATAGCTTCCACAGAGATTATAAGCTCATTTAATGATAGACTTCAACATACTACAGAGGTATCATTAAACAAAGCTGATTGGTTTATACCTACAGGTTTTGATGAGCTAGATGCAGATATAAATGGTTTTCTGAGAGGTGATGAGCTTGTAGTTTTATTTGCTCGTACTAATCAAGGTAAATCATGGATTTCTGAGAAGATTGCTACATATATGGCAGAAATAGGGTTCAGAGTAGGTTACTTCTCTCCTGAGATGGGTGAACTTGATATAGGATATAGATTTGATACTTTACATGGTCACATCTCAAACAATGCTATGAGATTGGGCAGAGAAGATGATAAGTTTAGTCTTGAATCTTATAAAGAGTATGGAGATACATTGAGTGCTATATCCGGTAAGTTGTTTGTTACAAGACCTAAGACATTCAATAGAAAAGTAACTGTATCAAAGTTAAGACAGTGGATAAAGTCTGATAAATTAGACGCACTCTTTATAGATGGTATTACATATCTTACTGATGAGAGATTTAAGAGAGGTGACAGTAAGACAATCTCATTGACCAATATCTCAGAAGATTTGATGGAACTATCAGCAGAACTGAAACTTCCAATAATAGTTGTAGTGCAAGCTAACAGAGGTGGTGTAGTAGAAAAGAATAGTTTAGACACTCCAGAGCTAGAAAATATCAGAGATAGTGATGGTATAGCACAGAATGCCAGTATTGTGTATGCCATACGACAAGTGAAAACAGGTAGTGGTGAGACATTTCTTATCTTTGACAATAAGAAGATGAGAGGTGGAGAAGTAGGTAAATCCTATAAATATAAATGGGATATTAACTATGGTAAGTTTGTTACTGTGACAGATAATGAAATACAACTAAATCAAGATACAGAAGAAGCTCCAGTAAGAGAAAAGAAAGAACCTACTGCAGGTAAACGTGCTAGACGTAGATTAGAGGCAGAAGATGATTATTGATAATACAGAATACTTAATGGACTCAATAGATATAATCAATCTGTTAAAAGTCGATTTAGCGCAACATAACATTGATTATCTGAAAGATATAAAAGATGGTCCAAAGAATATACAGATTACTTGTCCTTATCATGCTAATGGTCAAGAGCATAAACCATCAGCAGGTATAAGAAAGTCAGATGGAGTATTTCATTGTTTTAGTTGTTGTGAAACTCACACTCTACCCGAAGTAATATCATACTGCTTCGGGTATGATGTGAGTAGTTATGGTAAAAGATGGTTAGATACTCATATACAAGATAGAGTCTACACAAATGGCATAGCCAGATATAAAGAGAGACAGAAAGAAGTAGTAACAAATAACTTTGTATCGGAAGAAGAACTTGATAGCTATAGATGGACACATCCATATTGGGCAGAAAGAGGTATAGTAAATGAGAGAATCATTGAATTGTTCGATTTGGGATATGATAAGAAAACTCAATGCATCACATTTCCAGTTAGAGATAGACAAGGAAACTGTGAATTTGTTGCAAAGCGTTCGGTCAATACAAAGTTCTTCCAATACCCACAAGGAGTTTCAAAGCCATTGTATGGACTCTATGAGCTATGCTATTTGGGCTTACAAGATGAAGAAATAATTGTATGTGAGTCAATGATAGATTGTATTCTATTATGGCAATCAGACCATTATGCAGTAGCATTGAATGGTCTAGGTAATGAAAGACAATTCAAACAATTAAGAGAATTACCATGTAAAAATCTGATATTAGCTACAGATAATGATAAAGCTGGCAGAGATGCAAGACAGAGGATAAGAAGTAAAGTAACTAATAAATGGATTTCAGAAATAGCATTTCCTAAAGGAATAAAAGATATAGGGGAATGTTCTAAAGAGCAGATAGATAATATTTTAGATTGGAGGAAATGGTTATGAATGAAGAACGATTTTTCAGCATTATAGTGCCCGCTCATAATGCAGGGAAAACATTGGACAAGTGTCTAACGTCAATCAAGAATCAAAAGTTTACCAATTATGAATTGATAGTGGTGTGTGATTCTTGTGATGATAACACGGAAGAAATCGCTAGAAAGTACACAAACAAAGTAGCAAAAGTAAATTATCATAGTGATGGTTCAGCAAGAAATGTCGGATTAGATATTGCTAAAGGTAGATGGGTGATGTTCATGGATGCAGATGATTGGTATTTACATGAATATTGCTTTAAAATTTTAGCAGACTGCTTGGGTAAACATAATGAGGATGTACTTGTCTACTCAATAATATGGAAACATATAGGTTATGTTACTGCGAGAAGTAAGATGGGTACATTATATCCTCATTGTACTAATAAATGCTGGAAGAGAAGTTTTATAGGTAATACAAGATTTCCAGATAAGTATGTAGCTAATGATGCAGGATTTCACGAATTGATGATGGCAAAGAATCCTGTAATCTATGAGTATGATACACCGATATATTACTATGATTATCTGAATGGACATAGTAAGTCAGATGAGATAGGTAGAACTGTCGAGAATACAAAAAAGTATTGGAGTACACATTGATGAGATTTAGCATAATAATTCCTGCTTACAATTCAGCTAAATATATCGTAAAGGCATTAGAAAGCGTTAAAGCCCAGTCTTTTACAGATTATGAGTTGATTGTAGTTTGTGACTCATGTAAGGATAATACTGCTGAGATAGCTATGAGTTACGGTGCGAAAGTTTATATTGGTAATTTTCATAATGATGGATTATCCAGAAGCAAAGGATTAGATGTAGCTCAAGGTGAGTATGTTTTATTTATGGACGATGATGATTGGTGGCTACATGAGTATGTATTAGAGCAGTTAAATGAGGAGTTAACAAGATTAAAGGATGCTGATGTACTAGCATTTTCTTTTATATTTAAAGGTATAGGCTACGCATCACCAACGAAAAATCAAGGTAAGTTATGGGTAGCTGTGTGGAATAAATGTTGGAAACGTGAGTGTATAGGTAGCACAAGATTTCCTAAAATACATTCATGCAGTGATAGATACTTCCATGATGCTATGATGGAAAAGAAATTGAAAATTTACACATGGGATATGCCTATGTATTATTACAACTATCTTAGAGAAGGTAGTATTTCTCAGAAAGACGGGAGAAAGGTGAGTGAATTGAAAAAATGTCTAAATATCTAATTCACGCTTGCGCAAAACGAAAGTGGTATGTAGATGAATTTTTAGTACCATCCATGCTTAAACAAGGTATAGAACGAGAAAATATATTAGTCTATAATGATAGCTCTAAAGAAGGCTGCCTTAAATCGTTTTTATCATCATATGATAATATTGCATCTGTAGTTGGTGGTATATGGCATTTACAAGATGATGTAATAATAAGCTCAAACTTTAAGGAGATAACAGAGACATATGATAAAGGTATAGTATGTGGATTCTGTAGTTTTTATAGCGAAGATGTTCCTTTTGGTATAAGACCTATCAGCGATATTTGGTATTCTTTTCCATGTATACGAATACCAAATATGGTATTTAAGAATTTTGTTAATTGGGTAAAATCTCCAGAAATACAGAATAAATATAGAGTATATATTGAACAGAATAAATTTGTGGATATGCTATTTAGAATATTTATAATACAGACTTATCCTGATAAGTTGGTACATAATCTGTGCCCTAACATAGTTGATAATGTTGACTATCTGTTAGGTGGCTCAGTGATAAATTATATACGGGATAAAGAGCCTTTATCATTATATTTTAGTGAGCAAAATTTAATAGAGGAACTTAAACATTCCATAGATAATTCAGTTTACAGACAGAAATAAATATGTTATAGTATGTTTGTAGTCAACAAAACACGTTTAAAACGAAAGGAAACGAAAGACATGGCAACAGAAAAGAAACCAGTAGGCGAAGTTGGAATTATTGGACAGATGTATGAAGAAAGAAAGTCCAAGAAAGTAGGTGTATTAGAGAGTAGAAACGAGAAGTTTAAGACTTTGATGATGCGAGATAAAGACGGAAAGTCTTTTAACGTTCAGTATTCTACTTTCAGAAGTAACTGGAGAAAGTATCAGGGCGAAGAAGTTATTCAGACTTCTGAACAGAAGGAAGAAATTAAGCAGGCAGCTAAAGAGGAGCTTAAATTAGCTAAAGAGGAAATGTCAAAATCTACTGAGACCACAATCAAATTCAGTAGACAGGAGAGAGCTGATGCAATTAAGGCTCTTAGAGTTGTGCTTAAAGATGCGATTAAAAATGCAAAGTATCCTCTTGAAATTGTAAGTCTTGCAAAGGGTGGTACAGTAGTTAAGCTCAAAGGTAAAAGACGTACAATGTTTGAGATTTGGTTACCTTTAAGATATCCGGATGTATACTCATTCAGAATGAGAGATGATATTGATAAGTACATCAATCTTACTGAGTCTAAGGAAATCCTTGAGAAAGACACAAACAATATTCGTTATAGACCTAAGCGTGAGAGGTTTAATGATGTTCTCAAGGAAGTCTTGAGTGCGGTAGAACAGTTTGTTGATGAGACAGACTTTTTACAGAAAAACGAGAAGAACGAAAAGAACGAGAAAAAGGAGAAAAACTAATGCCACGATTTTCTTATGAAGAAGCTGATAACTACGGAAGTCAGAATTTTGAGGGAAAGATTAATTACTTTCAGTTAAGAAAAGACGGAGAGAAAGCGTACATTCATTTGTTAGGTAATGATATGAATGATTTTCCTGGCTATGCAGTTCATCAGATAACTGTAGGTCAGTCAAAAGCTGGCAAAGATGTACACAGATATGTAAACTGTCTTAGAGAAGCAGGTGCTCCAGTTACAGAGTGCCCGTTCTGTGCAGAGGGTAAGCATAATCCTGAGTTAAGTAAGGTGTATGCTAAGTTGTTTATTCCTGTATATAATTGTGATACTGATGAGGTGCAGATTTGGGAAAGAGGTAAGAAGTTCTTTAGGACTCTTGCAAGTTATTGTTCTCATAATCCTAATGTATCAGAGATTGTTACAGAAGTAGAAAGACAGGGTGCAGTAGGAGATACTGCTACTACATATGGATTATATCCTACAGACGAGAAAGATGATTTCAAGATGGAAAATATCTCAGAAGATATACCTGAGATTCTCGGAGATGTTGTACTTGATAAGTCTTTTGATGAGATGGATTATTATGTTAAGCATAATGAGTTTGAAGGAGATAAGTCAAATTCAGATTCAGGTGTAACAAGGAGAGATTCAGGTGAAGCTACTAGCAGAAGAACTCCTACAAGAAGAAGATCCGTAGAAGATGAATATTGATTTAATGCCCGTAGAAGTTTGAGGACTGTCTATGAAAGCTCGTAAATAATGAGAAAGGCATACCCCCAAGTCAACTGCATTTTAGCCAATGCAGTCTCTTTCACAACAAAAGTCGGGTAGCACAGTAACTCAGTTGGCTAGAGGAAGTTATGAGTCTTTTGGTAAGCGTTTCAACTCATAGTGTGTCATGGGTTCGAGTCCCATCTGTGCTATTAGTTGTTCATGGTCAGAGCAACTAATCTAGTAGTATTATTTTTCATGGTATGATTAACGCTACAAACAACTTATTTATGTCTACTTTGCTCTATTACATATCAGATAGAGCGGTAACCGTAAACTACATCTTGTGGTTAAGATGTTTTTGGATACACAAATGCAAAACACATTGGTCTAAATCGTTTTGTTGTTCAAGTACAACTCCTGACATAAATTGATTAGCTAAGTTGTAGGTGTCGAACTAAACCGCGACATGGTTTATAAGCTAATACTAAAGGAGAATATTATGCCATTATTTGAGATACAAAAGACAAGTACGGTGTCACAAGATACTGCACTTTTAAAGAAATCAAAGAAAAGGGCAAGCTCAATTACCACTACTAAATCTAGTAGTGGTAATCTTGTCAATAAGATAAATGCCATTAAAGCTATGGTAGAAACTCATTTAGGAAAGTTTGCTGATGAGACCATAATAATTCAAGATGAGCAAACACTTTCCTATTATATAGACAGGTGCATAGATAATGGTATATGTGCAATAGATACAGAAACTACAGGACTAGACCCGTTACAAGACGAATTAGTTGGAGTAGGTATTTATACACCAGGTGAAAAGACTGCATATATACCAGTAGGTCATATGTCATATGTTACAGGTCAAAAAGTAAAGAATCAGCTATCATTAAATGTAGTTGGTAAGTATCTTGCGAAGCTACAGGAATTGATAGATGTGGATATTGATATGTTCAATGCCCCATTCGACATAAGATTCATAAAGAATCATACAGGTACAAGACTAAAGTGTACATGGGATGCTTATTTAGCATCAAGGTGTCTAAATGAGAATGAGCCTAATAAAGGTTTAAAGAAATTACATCAAAAATATATTCTTAGGGGTGAAGAAGATGCCTTTAAGTTTGACGAATTGTTTAAGGGAATAAATTTTGCATATATACCTATACAGACAGGCGCATTATATGCAGCCCATGACCCAAAGATAACTTATGAATATGCACAGTATCAGAGGGATATATTTAGAACCAAAGATAATCTTAAAGATGTTTATTGGGTATTCAAGAATATAGAAATGCCTTGTGTTGATGCAGTAGTCGATATGGAAGACACAGGAATAGAATTTGATTTTGAATACAATGATAAGCTCAAAGAGAAATATCACAAGCTACTGGAAGAGAAGGAAACAAATTTCCACAAGCTCTGTGAGATGTATAGAGATGAGATTGATAATTATAGCGGTGCAGTAAGATTAGACAATCCTATAAACATACAATCTGTACCTCAATTACAAGCTCTTTTGTATGATATAGCAAAGATAGAACCTGTAATAGATAAGAAAACAAAGAAGCCTACAAGAAGTACATCTGAGGACACATTAAAGAGATTAAAGAATCCATTAGCAGATGCAATACTTGAATATAGGGCATTCTCTACAATAGTCAGTACATTCATAGACAAACTTCCTGAGTGTGTTAATCCAAAAGATGGTAGAATACATTGTAAATTTAATCAGTATGGTGCTGATACAGGAAGATTTTCTAGTAGTGACCCTAACCTCCAGAACATACCCAGTCATAATAAAGAAATACGAAAGATGTTCAAAGCTACAGATGGTGAATACATTGTTAGCACAGATACAGATACTTTGGAAGTAGATAGATTTACAGAAGTTGAAACACCAGAAGGATGGAAGTATTCAGATACTTTAAAAGCAGGCGACTTGTTATTAGTAACAGATGAAGATGGTGAAGCAGAATATGAGATAGATGCCGTTGATGTGTTAGACGAAAAAGTTGTTATCAGACTATACTTACCAAGTTGACTTGTTGAGAAAATTCAGTATAATTAACTTATGATTATATATAAAATAACAAACAAAATAAATGGAAAAGTTTATATAGGTGCAACAAAGCAATCACTATCCGATAGATGGAAACAACATTTAAAGAAAATGTTATGCTATCCTGACAGAAAACTATATAAAGCTATGACGGAGTTTGGCATAGATAATTTTAGTATTGAGGTTATACAAGAAGTGTTTAGTTATGATGAACTGTATAACCTCGAAACTATGTATATAGCAAAATATAATTCTGTTGATGATGGATATAATACTCAATCGACTTCTCCTCAGAGAGAGGATTGGGAAGAATACTATGAGCATCTACACTTATCAATGACAGATGAGGTTAAGCAAAGAATTTCCAATACTATGAAAAATAAGATTAAAAATGGAGAATTTTTCACACCTGAACATAGAAAGAAATTAAGTGAAGCACAAAGGGGTAGAAAATACTCTCCAGATAGAGCGGCAAAGTGCGCAACAAGGTGTATAGCTTGTTATTGTATAGTTGATGGTAAACGCTTTGATTTTAAAGATTATAAAGATGCAGGTGTATGGTGGTATTATAATTACAAGCCTTTTGGTGAAAAATACTCAGTAAGTATATATCAAAAGAAAATAGTGCAGTCAATAGAATTAGGATATTGCACATATGGTAATAAAGGACATAAGAATTATAAGTATATAGATAATATTAAATGGTATAGAAAGGCAGGTGATGTCAAATGAAAAAGTCGATAAGAGTTAGAAAACAATATGTTCTAATGTCTGCCGACTATTCTTAGGTCACAACAAGAACCGAAAGTTATGACGATGATGTGTAATGACCCATCAATGATTAAAGCGTACAAAGAAGGAAAGGATTTATATGCAGAAATTGCGGCGTTATCTTTCAATACAACTTATGAGAATTGCCTCGAGTTTAGACCCGACGGTACTACTAATCCCGAGGGTAAAGAGAGGAGAAGTCAGGCGAAGTCAATACTTCTTGGTGTTCTGTACGGCAGGGGAGTACCAAGTATTGCTGAACAACTTGGAACAACAACGGCAAAAGCTCAACAAATAAAAGATGCAGTAATGAAAGGATTTCCAGCTATTGAAAAGTTTGAGCAAGATTCTATAGCTATGTCAGAGGATGTAGGATATGTAACAACTCTTTGGGGTAGAAAGAGAAGATTACCTTCAATGATGTTGCCTGACTTTGAATTTGAATATTTAGAGAGTGCTGATAATGCTGACCCATTAGATTTTGGTGATGATATTGATAATGAAGTTCCTGATAGTGTTATCAATAAATATATGCACAGACTTACAAAAGCATGGGGCAGAGAAAGGATAAAGATAATATCTCAGGCTAAAGAAGAAGGAATAAAGATTATAGACCACACAAAAGATAAAGATACAACTAAGGTAGTAAATGCTAGAATACAAGGTAGTGCCGCAGACCAGTCAAAATTAGCCATGATAGCTCTTAATAAGGATGCAAGATTAAAAGAGCTAGGATTTAGAATACTTATTCCTGTGCATGATGAGATAATAGCAGAATGTCCTATTAAAAATGCAAAAGAAGCAGTAGAGCGTTTCAAATATATAATGGAACACGCTAGTGGAGACAAATTCACAATACCTATAAAATGTGATGTAGAGTGCAGTGAAAGATGGTATGGGGATACAATTGAAATTTAGTCATATCTGTAGTAGTGTAAAATAAAAAGGATGCGATATGACTAAAATATATTTGGTGACAAATCTAATAAATGGCAAGCAATATGTTGGTAAAACGAAATATTCATTAGCTCATAGATGGGCACAACATTGTACTAGACCGTACAATACATATTTACATAATGCTATTGTAAAATATGGCAAAGAAAATTTTAAGATAGAGGAGTTATGTAGATGCTCAGATGACAAGTGGGAAGATTTGGAGAAATATTATATTCAAAAATATCATACACATTATACTTGTGGAGGGTATAACATTTCTTTAGGTGGAGATTCTAATCCTATGGACGACCCTGTAGCTAGAGAACGACATAAGGCAAAAATGTCATCAGTAGAGCAAAAACTAAAGGATAGTGCGACTATAAGAAAATATAATTCGTCAGAGTTACGCAAACAACATGATAAGAAGACCTCTGAGAGACAGAAAGGCATATATAATACTCAATTTAGAAAATATAATGATTCTAAGAAAGTACGAATAGGTATGATTGAAGAAGGAAAAATTATTAAAGAGTTCGATTGCGCATCTGATGCCTGTAGATTTTTAGGTAAGCCATCAAAAGAAGCAGGTCATATTTTGAAAGTTTGTGATTGTATAAATAAATTTGGAAGACCAGCAAAGCATTTTGGATATAGCTGGACAAGATTGGAGAAAGAATGAGATTTGCGGTATTCATATTATCTCATGCTAGAGCTAATAGGGTTGAGACCTATAATACATTAAGAGATGCAGGATATACAGGTAAAATATATATTACTGTAGATGATGAAGATTCACAATTATCTACATACAAAGATAGATTTGAAAATTCGGATGATGATACTGAGCTTTTAGTGTTTGGTAAACAACCTATGATTGATATTGCTGATACTGTATATCCTGAAAAGAAAAGAAGTTCAGCATTATACGCTCGTAATTTTATAGAGAATATGGCAGAAATATTTAGATTAGATACTTTTGCCATGATGGACGATGATATTACATCATTAAGATTTAGATGGATAGAAGATGGTTCAGTAAAGTCACATATTGTAAATTCAACTATGGATAAAGTATTTGAATACTACAGTCAGTATATAATTGACGCTGAGATTGCCACAGCTTCATTTCCATACAGTATGTTCTATGTATCAGGAACAAGCGGGTTAGATAAGAAAATTACAGAGAGTAGGCATACTTATCAGATACATATAAGGAATACAAATTTTCCTGTTGATTGGGTATCTGTAATAAATCAAGATACAATCACACAGTTACAGACAATGCAAGTAGGTTATATATGGTGGTCAATACCTTATCTAGTATTTGATGCAGAACCTATGAACAGTAAATCAGGTGGATTAAAGTCTGTATACGATAGTATAAAAGATTTTGATATGGCATTTCTCGCAGTAATTTCTAATCCTAGTTGTTGTAAAGTAGCTTATTCTAGTGGACCTAGAAGTACAATGCAGATAAAAGAAGATAAGCACACAAGTTATCCTATGATTGTTAGTGAAAGGTATATGAAACTATGATTGTGTATATAAAAACACATGGCAGACCAGGTAAGCAGTTGACTTACAATACTCTACGAGAAGCTGGCTACACAGGAGATATAGTCTTAGTCATAGATAATGAAGATGAATGTGGTGTAGGATATTTAGAGTTCGTGAAACATGATGACAGACTATGGTTGCACATCTTTGATAAACAAAAATTGGTAGATGAGATAGATAGTGGCACAAATATTCCTAAAAGAGATGTAAATTTATATGCTTGGGTTGCTTGTGAGAGATTTGCAGAACAAGATGGTAATGATTTCTTCATAATGGCAGATGATGATATAACAAGATTTAGGTATAGGTATCTTGAAGATGGACATTTAAAGTCAATACCTATAACACAGAATCTTGATAGAGTATTTGAACATATTCAGAATTATATGGAATGCTCCAATATAGCCGCTGCCAGCACAGGAATACCTCAAATGTACTTCTCTAAAGAGTTAGACGAAAATCTGTGGAAATACAGAGTGGCGTATCAATTCGTATTCAGAAATCCTAAATTTGATATGAATTGGGTGTCTGAATATGAAGAGGATATAATAACATCCATCAATATGTCAAAAGAAGGAAAGTATGTCACTTGTTTACCTATGATTCAGCATGACGCAGTAGCTTTAGGTAAATCAGATGGCGGTATGAAAAGTATGTATGATGAGAATAATAGTCGATTTAGTCTCGCTGAGTATGGCCATATATTTAATCCTTCTTGTGAGATTATGAATTTTTATAAAGGTAAGTGGATAACTAATATAAAAAGAGATAACGCATTTCAGAAATTAGTGAGTTCCAGTCGCAAGAAGATATAAAGTGTTATATAATGTTTAAGTAGTTCACACTAAGTTGAAAGGAGATAGTATGAAGCAGTTATTTGAGGATGATAGTGCAAAGAAAAATCCTATGGGGGATGATACAAAGTATTCAAGAGCAATAAGAGTACCACAGTATGAACCTAAGAATGAGAAGCCTGAGTTGGAGTCAGTTTATGACCTCACTAAGTATAGCAAGTTGATTGCTAAAATCAATAAGTCGGGTGTTACGGAAGAAGAAAAGAAGTTTCTCAAATTTGCCGCAACAAGACATATTGTATTTACTTATAGTAAGATAGCTGATTATTATGCCAATGCTAGTGCTGAGATGCAGGCACTAATGGAAGAATCAGCACTTGTTATACTTGACATTGACGATGCTATAGCAAATGGATATGTGGCTCTATCAGAGAAGATGAAACAACTTATTGATGAAGAAAAGGCTAGAGATGCAAAAGCTAGAGAGGCTAGTAATATATTGAAGGCTCAAAGAGAATTAGCAGAGAAGAAAGCTAAGGAGAAAAAGGATGAGCAGAAGTCTTGATGATTTTGCAGTATTAGTCTTAACTCATGGTAGAGCAGAGAATGTTCCTACATACGGTACATTAAGAAAGTACGGTTATACAGGCAGAATAATAATGGTAGTTGATGATGAAGATCCTGATTTAGAGAATTACATTTCAGTGTATGGTAAAGAAAATGTGGAAGTATTCTCTAAAGATGAGGTTGTGCATAAGTTCGACACAATGGATATTCCTAAGCATAGAAAGTGTATAGTGTACGCTAGAAATGCCAGCTATGATATTGCAGAGAGACTTGGCTTAAAGTATTTTGCTCAGTACGATGATGATTATGTAACAAACCCTTATAGATGGCAAGAAGGAGATACATTATATCGAAGTACATTAGCTAATCTTGATGAGGTATTTAAGGCACATATAGATTTTCTTGAAACTAATCCTAATATCTATACTGTAGCGTTTGGTCAAGCAGGAGATTATATAGGTGGTGTAGGCAGTAATCTTGTTAAGAGAAAGTGGCTAAGAAAAGCCATGAATAGCTTCATTTGTAAGACTGATAGACGAATACAGTTTAACGGAACAATAAATGAGGATGTAAATGCCTATGTGCTGAATGGTTCAAGAGGTCAGATATATCTCACATTTGATTTTATGATGATAGACCAAGCAGAGACACAGACACAAGCAGGTGGTATGGCAGATTTATACTTAGGTGTAGGTACATATCAAAAGTCATTCTATACTGTAATGTGTAGTCCATCATGTGTGAAAGTAGGTATGATGGGAGATAGACATTATCGTATGCACCATAATATAGAATGGGATAATGCAGTTCCAAAAATAATATCAGATAGATATAAGAAAACAAAATAGGAGGAAAAGAGATTGAAACTAGAAACAAAGTCAGTGGAGATTGAGAAAGAGAAGGTGCTCACAATATCTGAGTCAGAATTTGTGGATGTTGTGAAAGAAGTTATTGGTGAGATAGCAGAACATGATATAACTACACTCAATGAACCTATGCTCCTTTTAGCTTTAGGAGTTAGTCGTGCTGAACTAGGCGCAAAGTTGACAAATAGATTATTTAATCAGGAGGAAGAAAAGAAATGAAATTAACAATCAACACCGCTACTTTTCAGAATATGGTAGCTAAGGCAGTAAAGGGAGCAGGTATGAATAATGACCTGCTAATCACACAGTTAATGTCAATCTCATTAAATAACAACAGGCTCACATTAACAACTACAGATAACAATAACTATCTGTATGTGAAGCAGGAGAAAGTAGCTGGAGATAATTTCAGTGTAGTAGTAATGGCTGATAAGTTTGCAAAGCTCATTTCAAAGCTCACTTGTCAGGAAGTAACTCTTGAAATTCCTACTGCAAAAGAAGGCGAGTTGGATAAGCTCGTAGTAAAGGGAAATGGTAAGTATGTACTTGAATTACCTTACGATGAGAATGGAGAACTAATCGAGTTTCCTGATCCACTTGCTGAAACAACAAATGATTTTTATAGCTCAGGAGAAATTCAGCTTTCTACAGTAAGACATATTCTTAATACCGCAAAGGCAGCACTTCTTGTAGGTAAAGAAGATATGTGCTATTCAGATTATTATTGCGGAGATAGAGTTGTTTCAACAGATACTTACAAGATATGTGGTATTGATGTGAAGATTTTTGATGAGCCTAAGTTAATCTCACCAGAGCTTATGGATTTACTGGATGTTATGTCTACAGAGCATATTGATGTCAGATATAAAGATGATGTGGTTATCTTTGAGACACCAGAAGTAGATATATATGGTTTAGTTGATGATGGCATAGAACAGTATCAGATTGATGCGATTTCAGGACTTCTTGATGAGCAGTTTCCTAGCTCATGTAAGATAGAGAAAGCTCCATTGTTGCAGATGTTAGACCGTCTATCACTCTTTGTAGATGTATTTGATAAGAATAGTGTCTATCTCACATTCACAAAAGATGGCTTGATGGTATCATCAAAGCAGGATAGTGGATCAGAGATTATTCCTTACAAAGCTAGTGAGGAGTTCAGAGATTATACTTGTTGTCTTGATATTGATTTGTTTAAGACTCAGGTTAAAGCATATCAGGATGATGTTATCGAGTTGCTATATGGTAAAGAAAACAGTATTAAGTTCACTTGTGGTAATACAAAGCAGATAATTGCCCTTGCCGATGATGATAGGACAAGTGCTGAGTAACTTGCAGTAACTAGCAGTAATTTCAAGGGTGAGCATATAGCTCACCCTTATTTAAACGGAGAACATAGTATGGGAAGAGAGTCATTAAAGAATGTTAGTAGGCTAATAGCATTAGCAAATAAGCCTACTTCTGTGAGCGAATCATTTTTAGAGGATTTCAAGAGAAGTATATTGCTGACAGAGGAAAAGAATAGTGGATTACCTTCACAGACATTTAAGCCTTCATCATTAAATTGTGCTAGAGGTTGTTACTATCAGATAATGGGGTCTAAGCCTGATAGTGGCAGTTCATCATTTAATATGATAGGCATATGTAATAGTGGAAGTGACATTCATGTAAGAGTGCAGACTGCGGTAATGCAGATGATAGACAATGGCATAGATTGTGAGTGGGTAGATGTAGGACAGTATATTGAAGATAATGGCCTCGATTATCTTATAGTGAGGGAGAAAAAAGGTACAGAGACAAAACTTTATGATACAAGATATGGAACATATATCAGTTTTATGTGCGACGGTATTATAAAGTACAAAGGTAAATACTATATCTTAGAGATAAAAACAGAGAGTAGCAATAAATGGTATAGTAGAGATGGTGTAGATCCTAAGCACCATAAACAAGCTATATCATATTCTAATAGTTTAAAGATTGATACTGTGTTATTCATGTATGTGGAAAGAGATTTGCTTAACATTAAAGCGTTTGAGTTTAATGTCACAAACGAGATGAGACATAACCTTATAGCATTTTTTAATTTAGTGCAGGGATATGTTGAGCGAAAGATTGCACCACCAAAGGGAGATATTAAGCCCAATCAATGTCGTTATTGTAGTTATCAAACACAATGTAAGAAGGATGGTTGAGTATGGAAAGAAAGAGTAGGGGTAAAGATTTTGAGTCAATAATACAAGAATCATTTGAAAGAGTTCCTGATACTTTGGTGTATAGAGTGCCTGACCAAATGACATATCGTTATGGCAGTAAAAATCCATGTGACTTCTTTATATATCATAAGCCAGTTTTGTATTGCTTTGAATGTAAAGCAACTAATAAACAGTCATTACCTTTTGCAAATATATCTGAAAATCAGTGGACAGAACTTTTGAAAATGTCAGCAATATCAGGAGTTATAGCAGGCATACTATGTTGGTATGTAAACGCAGATTCAACTTTGTTTATACCAATTACAATTTTAGAAACATTAAAACAGAATGGTGCAAAGAGTATACGTTATGATGCAGATTTTATGGGAATAGTGCATATAAAAGGAGAAAAGAAACGGGTTTTCTGGAATTATGATATGTCGGACTTCTTTAATTCTATTTACATTGCATAGTTAATGTTATACAATATTTATCTGTAAGAGGTCGAGACTTACATAATCCTATAACTTGTTAAATTCGCTTACGGACAAATGTAGATGCTCGACCCATCTACACCGTAAGCGTTTTTATATTTTAGGAGTAAATAATATGATAGAGGAATGGAGAGATATTAAGGGATATGAGGGAATCTATCAAGTCAGTAACTTAGGTAGAGTAAAGAGCTTAGCTCATACTTATAGTAGAAGAAATGGCATAACTAAGGCTGAGCATATTATTACTACATCAGAAAGAGTTCTATCACCTTTAAATGTTGGTAGATATTTAAGGATAGGGCTTACTGATGTGAAACATAGAACTGTACAACATTCAATACATAGACTTGTTGCGGAAGCCTTTATACCGAATCCTGACAATCTTCCTGAAGTTAATCATTTGGATTGTGATGGTCACAATAATATCGTAAGTAACTTGGAGTGGTGTTCACATTATGATAATATTCACTATGCTCCAAGCTCAATGCGTCGTGTAATTGGTGTGAAGAAGAATTGGATATATAGAAAAGAAAAGTATGGTAGTACAGGAAAAAGCTATTGATTCATACTTTCCAGTCGATACCGCTTTGATTGTGTCTTACAATATAAAGTGAGAAGTGAGAAATTTTGACAGTAGAAAGTGAGAAATTGTATGGGAGAGCTTTTAACTTTTGAAAGAGGATGTAATCATTGTGAGAATTTAGTAAGAGTAGGTAAGAATACATATGTTTGTAATGCTAGGGCACATATGGACGACACAGATGTAGTTCCGATAATAGATGGCAAACATACAGAAGATTGGAATATTTGTAATGGTGAAGATTATCATTATTTTAGAACATTAAAGCTACACACAACTGCAAACTGAAAGGAGAAGTCATGGTAAATAATGAGTTGTTAAATAAGATAGAAGAAAATTCGGCTGAAATAGACCAGACAGTAAAAGATATTATCGAAAAATATTCGGGTGAGCTTGATGATTATATGAATTTTATCAGAGGTATTCTTAGAAATGATGAGCAACCACCTACAGATGCAGAGCTTGATGATTTTGCACTTAACCTTTCCACTATGATTTATTACACAAGTGTTGGTGCTGAGCAAATGGGAATAAGAGATGATATATCAAGTTCAGCATATAAAGAAGCGTACAATGTTGCCCGCTCTTTACAGAAGTCTGGTACAGTAGCAGATAAAAATACACAGGCTGAACTCGATGCTATGGCAGAAAAAGTCATAAGCATAGTTTACAGTAAAGCCTATCGTATTCTTAAAGCTAAAGTAGAGTCAGCACAGGAAGTGCTTTCATCAGTTAAGAAAATCATTTCTAGGCGTATGAACGAGTACGAGCTTTCACGAATGAATATGAATAACTAAGGAGGAGTACGATGGCTAAAGATAAATCAATGTCACTTGATGAAATAATCAAGAAGATAAATAAAGATGCGGGTTCAAATATTGTTGGTTATGGTATTCCTAAGAAAGAATGTACTAGAATACCATTTACTTCACCTCGTATGAACTATTGTACTTATGGGGGAATACCTACTGGTAGACTGATTGAGTTCTTTGGGGAGGAGCATGGTGGTAAAACGAGCAGTGCATTAGATATTGTAGGTAACTATCAGAGAATGGAAACAGGAAAGAAAGTAGCTTACTTTGATAGTGAGAACACACTTGAACCAGAATGGGCTGCAAAACTTGGTGTAGATTTAGATAATCTTATTTTATTGCAGCCGGAATCTCAGAGTGCGGAAGATATATTACAGTATATTTTAGAGATGATGGACACAGGAGAGGTAGGATTAGTTATCTTAGATAGTATTGCCGCTATGGTATCAGCACAAGAAATGGATAAAACTGTAGCAGATAAAACGTATGCCGGAATATCTATGCCACTTACTGTGTTTGGTAGAAAAGCTGAGATGTTGTGTCATAAATATAATTGTACTGTAATAGGAATAAATCAGATACGAGATGATTTATCAGCTATGTATGGCGGTGCAATAAAGACACCTGGTGGTAGAGCATGGAAACACCTATGCAGTGTTCGTATGCAGTTTATGAGAGGTAGCTTTATTGATGAAAAGGGTAATGAGATTAAGAGAAGCTCAGAAAGTCCTGCAGGTAATAAAGTTCTTATGACAATGGTGAAGAATAAGACTTGTCCTGCAAATAGAAGAGGCGGTTATTATACACTTGACTATGCTAATGGAATAGATTACTTAGCAGACCTCATAGAAGTAGCTCTTAGATATAATCTGATAGTACAAAAGGGAGCATGGTTCTCGATAATAGATCCCGATAATGGAGATATATTAGCTGATAAGATACAAGGTATTGCTAATGTAAAAGAGTTCTTTATGGATGAGGCGAATGAAGAAATACTCACATTCGTAGAAAAATATATAGATAGTAAAATACAGTAAATATTTAGCGGGAACTTATCAGTTCCCGCTTTACTTTTATATAAACGTGTTATAGAATGTTTATATAAAAAATACGCACAAATGAAAGGAGATAAATGAAACAGTTATTAGAGCAGTGGTCTGGTAAGTTTGAAATCAACGGGGAAATAGATGTCAACTTAGACAAGCTGAATGTAAAAGATGGAGAAGAGTTTAGTGTAAGACTCATACCTAAAAACAGAGAGGTAGATGATGGAGAAGATTTATTGTCAGCCTACTGACTGTGAGAATTGTGCTTATGCAGATTGTATAGGTACAATTAGAAAGAAAAGAGGAAGAAAGCCATTACCACCTGAAGTTTTGCATCAGCATAGATTAGAGCAGAACAGACGGTATCAAGAACAACACAGAGATGAAATAAGAAAAAAGAATAGGGAGAGATACCATGCGAAAAAGAATAGCTGAGATGTTAGTCCTAGCATCCTTTTTAGCTATTTTTGCAGTCACTAATAGAAATAGTCAAGAAGATAAAGACGAGAGCATACAGGCACAAGAAATTGAAGATACAGAGACTTATTATATGTTGCATCACGAAGATTTTAGAGAAGAAATAGAGGAAGTTAGAAATGAGGTGATGTATGGTGAAGTTGAGTTACTAGCTATATTGATTCAAGCAGAAGCGGGCAATCAAGATGAACTTGGTAAAAGATATGTAGCAGATGTGGTATTGAATCGAGTAGACAGTAAACAGTTTCCAGATACTATTGAAGAGGTAATAAATCAAGATAATCAATTCTCAGTAATATTAGATGGTGCATATGATAAAGCTGAGTGGACAGTGTGTGAAGATTGTTTTACAATCGCACTAGATGAATATACAGGACCAAGAAAGAATACAGAGATATTGTATTTTACAAGTGGTGAGTATAATAGTTCAGGAATACCAGCGTTTAAATATGGCAGTCATTATTTCAGTAAGTAAGAGAAAAGGAGCTAACAAAATGAATGTAGGTTATAAGGATATTAACACGGTAGATGCCGCAAGGATGTTGAAAGTAGATAAATCATCAATAGTATATTGGTGTACTAACAATTACATCAATTATACAAATGTTAGTGACGGCATACATAAGAAAAGATACTTAATTTCTGAGGAAGAAATAGATTATATTAAGAGTCTTATCAAGGAGCATGGCAAAAGAAACTGGCGTAAGTTTTACGACAAAGATTGGAATAAGAAGGAGAAGAAACCAATGAACGTCATTACATCAGATGAAGCCATGTTTATTGAAGAAGTTAGGGAGAAAGAAGAAAAAGAGAATAAGCCAGCTACTAATAATAAGGTAGATATAGATAGTGTAGCAATAACTATTGGTTATATACAGGACATCAAAGAGCGACTAAAAGACTTAGAGGCAGAGAAGGCACAGTTGCTTAACGAATACTCTCAGCTTAAACAGGAAGTAATTAGCGCAATATCATTGGACAATGATTTAGAAAGTAAGGAATGATATGGAAATGACGATTGATGAAGCTATTAGGTATTATGAAGATAAAAATGTTGTTCTTACCGAAGAAGAAGCATTAGCTAATACTGTAGCAATAGAAACCATGAAGAAATATCAGCATATAGAGGATGTAATGAAGGACTATCGTAGTAATCCTATAGACTGTTTGTTTAGGATACATAGAATATTAGAGGGGTGAGATATGGCAGATATAGAATTAGTAATTAAAATACCAGAGGATGAATATAACATAGCAAAATACGGTCAATATGGAAACATAAATGTTAATGTTGTTAGAAAAGCAATAGCAAACGGCACACCACTTCCTAAAGGGCATGGAAGATTGTTTGACGAACGAGATATTGTTAGTAGTAACTATGAGGTTATTGGTAATAGAATATATGAATTAGAGCCAATCATAGAAGCAGATAGGGAAGAAAAGGAGAATAAAAATGCGTGATTATTTACCAGAAATTATATCCATCATTGTGATTATATCAGTAGCTGCCGCAATTATCTTTGGAGTATATAAAGCTGGAATAAAACGAGATGACAAACTTTGGAATGATGGTCATTGTGACGTTTGTGGAGGCACTTGGAAGTATGAACAGTCAGTAGGGCATAGGTATTCTACAACATATATTTATGTTTGTGAAGACTGTGGTAAGAGGATAGAACTTAATGAGGTGAGATGAATGACAAGAGAAGAAGCAATTAAAAGATTAAATCTTATTCTTGAAACTAACAAAATGACACTTAATGGATTTAATACACCACATGAGCCGTTAGAAAAAGAAATTGAAGCCCTTGATATGGCAATCAAAGCATTAGAGCAAAAGCCAAGAGAAGGGAAATGGATTTCAAAACCTAATGTATATGGAGTAACGTACTGTTCAGAGTGCGATTTTGAATTAAAGATAGATGATACTAATTATTGCCCTAAATGCGGTTGCCGTATGATTGAGCCACAGGAAAGTGAGGATAAGGAATGATTACAGATGCTATTATTCCATACGAAGATATAGATGAAGAAATTATAGATTTATGCAGAGCATTTAATGACATTGATGGGATTGAAACAGTAGAAAGTTGTTGTGGACACGGAAAAGAAACTTGCAAAATATGGTTTATAGTAAGAGATATTAAAACATTGAGCAGATTATGTTTCCATTGTTTTAATCACGAAGATTTTTGGAAAATTCAAGTTGATTTGGGCGACCCACATAGGGATTGGAATGAATTACATTTTTGTTTAATATCAAAAAGAATTTGTAAGCAATCTGATTTTGACAAACTTGCTGACAGGATAAATCAAAGAAAAAAAGATATGTTGTATTCTGATGATGAATGGAAAAGTTTTCGGTACTTTGAAATTCAAGAAAATGCAATTAAAGAACTTTCAGAAAAAGAAAATTATTCGACAGTTTATGTTTGTTAAGATAAGGAGAGGTAGAAGATGGGCGAACATGATGAACATATTGCTTTTGAAATGGGGTATGACAAAGGCTTTAAAGATGGCATAAAAGGCTCAATCCCAAAAGCCGACTACGAAAATCGCTTAAAGGCTGATTTAAAGGCTATTCTTGTTGAGTTGCAGTTGGAGATTGAGGAAAATGGCATTGTAGATTTTGAGGAAACCTATGTTGATGATGGAGAATGTATTATTTCTGTTAGTGAGTGTAATAGGCTTATTCAAGAGAAAATCAACGCACTAAAAGGAGATGCAGATGAAACCTAAACTATTGTTGCCCTTCGTATTATTGTTTGTGCTTACAGGTTGTTCAGAAGTAGAAAGTAAGTACATTGTGGACTACAGGTATAATGCACCAAGAACAGATGTAGTGACTGATTATAAGTATGAATGGAATTGGCATGAGGATGAATATCAATTAGTGCCTGATACTCACACAAAATATGTACCAGAATCTTATGAGCTGATGTGGGAAATCAGATACGATAATGGTCACATATCAAGAGATTGGGAATCATGTACCAGATATGAGTATGAAAATGCGAAAAAGGAGTTGGGAGATGAGTGAGAAAGTTAGAGCCGAGAAATCTTTGAAAGAGAAAGGACTTATTTAGATGTGTATTGTAGCGATAGTATCTGGTTTATGTTTAGTGTCTTATGTAATTGGTTATAAGATAGGATATTCTGACTGTTTTAAATACTTAAAACAAAAGTTAGAGGAGTATAAACATGCCAAAGAAATGTGAGACTTGTAAATATGCAGTTATAGGTAAGTATAGTCATTTATATGGTGGTAGACCTATAGGTTGTGCATATCCAAATGATGGTAAATATAGGCATTGTAGGAAAGAAGCTGATAATATTAGGGGGATAAAAGTAAAATGAAATATGAAAGGTTAAATGTTTTAAAACAAAAGAGTATTAGCGAATATATGTCCGATGATTGTATTCAAGATGTCGCCAACCTTTTAAAATCAAAAGGTGGTAATAGAAGTCAGAGAAGAAGATTGGAGAAGTCTTTAAATAAAGTCGAGAACGTATTATCCCATGCTCAGAGAAGGGTAGATGATTCAGCATATAGGGAGTATCAAAAGGCCGTAGATAGAAATTATGTGCATTTCTTTTCATGCCTAGCACTGACAATGATAGAAGATTATGGTTGGCAAGAAACTGAGAATAATGACCACGGGCAAATAACATCTTTATTAGAAAGAGTGGATAAAAAGATAAAGAAGTACGCAGATTTAGGATATACTACAGAAGATTTAACCAAAAAGCTAGATGATATTACAGGAATATTATTAGTGCCAGATGAGCATTAAAAGAGGTTAGCTATGCAAACAATCAAAGAGAAGATAAGACAAAGAAGAAGGCAGATGTTAGTTCATTCTTATATATACTATGAGCTAAATGAGAATATAGTAAGTGATGCACAGTGGGCTAAATGGGCTAAAGAATTACAAGAGTTACAAGAAAAATATCCTAAAGAGTCAGCAGAAGTGGAGGAATATGAACAGTTTAAGGACTGGGATGGTAGTTCAGGTGCATTTTTAAATTTTGGAGAAAACACAAAGACCGTCGCAAAAATTCTTTTAGATATGAAATCAGGAAGTAAAATCTCAAATTCTACTATTTTAATTTACCATTCTGAGAAAAAATCTCAAAATACAAAAGTTAAATCAAATACAAGGAGTTTATTTTAAACGTATTGACTTTTACGTTGCATTACTGTAATATTGATATTGTAAATGATATATAACACGTTTAAAACGATATGAACGAGAAAAAGGAGAAAAAACGAGATGACACTATTAGAATTACAGGATGTATTAGGAGACAGAATTAAAGTAGCTTTAAAAGAGAACATGACACCAGAACAGAGGCAGACAGAGAATGAGCAGTCAGCATTGATTGTAGGCTTAGCAAAGCAGATGATTAACAATGGAGACCTTATTCTCAGAACAGAGAAACTTGCCGCTCAGACAAAATCACTTTCAGAGTCAGCCGCTATGAAGCTGATAACAGGCAGATTGATAGACGAGCAGAAGAAAGTAGAATCGGCTATTGAGAATGTAGTGGAGAAGTGATATGAGCAGAGAGTATACGGAAGAGCAGATAGAGTGGATAAAGGGTAACAGAAGCGGTCATTCTTATCAGGAATTAACTGAGCTGTTTAATGAGCGTTTTGGCACAAACAGAACATTTAATGGTATAAAGACAATGTGTACTCATAGACTTCATGTCTGTGATACACATGAGCCCTATACAAAAGAACAGGATGAATGGTTAATCGAAAATGCTTTGAAGTATAACAATTATGCAGAAGTTGCCGAAGAGTTTAATAAGCTCTTCGGCACAAATAAAGTTGATAGAGGTGTTCAGTCTCATTGTGTTAGAGTATTGAACATAATATCAGGCAGACAGTCAAAAGCTCCTAGTGGTTGGAATAAGCAGCCTATAGGCGCAGAGTTGCTTACTAAAGAAGGTTATACTTTAGTAAAAATAAATGACACAGGCATTAAGAATAAAGACTGGATAACTAAACAAAGATATATCTACGAACAACACTACGGTAAGATAGGCGACACTGATATAGTAGTATTCTTAGACGGAGATAAATCAAATTATTCTTTAGATAATCTTGAGGCTATACCTAGAGCTATAAGTTTAAGAATAAACGCTAATAAATGGAATCATCCTAATAAAGAGTTCACTTTAGCCGCTATAAGATGGTGTGAGTTGTATTATGTGTTGAAAGCGCAAGGCGCTATTTGAAAGGAGAATTAAGAAATGGAAAACGCAGTAACAAACAATGTAGTATTAGACAAGAAGTTAGATGGATATTCAATCGAGATGAATAACTATATAGCTCCTCAGGAAATCACAGTTACCATTACTCTTGCAGAGTATAGAGAACTGGTGAAGAAAGTAGCAACAAGAGATGCAGATGTTGATAGGGCTAATGCTGACAAATGGAAGAGAGAGGATGAGAACAGTAAGCTCAAAGCGGAAGTAGCTGAACTTAAGGCGAAGCTCTATGAATTACAGAATAACATGAATGATGCTAAGGAAGAAAAGTCAGATGAGGCCTAAGAATTTTTCTACAAGATTTTATAGCTCTCGTCAAGAGAAGCGTGTGGCGAAAGCAGTAAATGGTAAACAAGTGGCAAACTCTGGTGCACCTATATTTGTGGCAGGTGATGTAAGAAATGACCTCTTCTTATTAGAATGTAAGACACATACAGAGTTCCGTGAAAACTTTACAGTAAAGCATAGCTGGATAGAAAAGAACAGAGAAGAAGCATTTCAGATGGGCAAAAGATACTCAGCACTCGTTTTAGATTGGGGCGATGGAGAAAATCATTATCTTATTGATGAGAGGTTGTTTCAAGAGTTGTTAGAGCATTTAAGAGAGGTGAATAAAGAATGACATTCCGAGAAGAGGAGAGAATAAAAAGAAATAGATTGATATTTGAAGATTTAGATATAGGCGACGTATTTACTCCATTGGGTGCAAAATATTGTGATGTAAAGTTCGTTAAATTGAGTAATCTTAAAGAAGAGGATAAGCCGATACCAAAGAGACTGCCAAATGCAATAGCATTATACAACACTCATTATATTGTATTTCCGCAGAAATATCGGGTTAAGAAAGTAAAGTCAATCACAGACAAATTTACTGAGGATGAAGATGAAAATTGATATTTTAGAGTATTTAAAAGAAGAGGAGAAAAAGAAAAGAGAACGGGAAATACAACTATATGAGGAACTAGAGTATATGTATGAGTGTGGATTATATAATCCACATGAAGATGCGGGAGATAGAATATGAATAAAACTCAGTTAGTAAGAGAACATCTTTTAAAACATGGCAGTATTACTTCTTGGGATGCCATAAATCTTTATGGCGAAACAAGATTATCTGATGTAATATTAAAACTCAGACAAAAAGGCTGGGACATAAGAACTATTATGGTAGAATTTACAGATAGATATGGTAATGTTGGTACTTATGCAAATTATGTATATAAAGGAGATAAGTAATGGAAAAATCATTGGCTATCAAATATAGACCTCACTGTTGGGAGGATGTAATTGAACAGGATGCAGTAAAGATTATTTTAAAACAACAGTTAAAAAGCGGTAGTGTTCATCAAGCTATGTTATTCTGTGGACCATCTGGTGACGGCAAGACAACAACTGCGAGAATACTTGCAAACGAGCTGAACAAAGGTAAAGGTAATGCTATAGAGATGGATGCAGCCAGCCATAATAGTGTAGATGATGTCAGAGAGATTATAAAAATGGCAAGCTCAAAGACTATTGATGGCTCAGAATATAAAGTATTTATCATTGATGAGTGCCATTCACTTTCAAATACTGGTTGGCAAGCATTTCTGAAATGTATAGAAGAACCGCCAGCTAAAGTGGTGTTTATCTTCTGTACAACTGATCCTCAAAAACTTCCTGCTACAATTCTGAGCAGAGTACAGAGATTTCAGTTTCAGAAAGTAAGTACAGACGGCATATTTAAGAGATTGGTACATATACTGTCAAAAGAATATCCATCAAAAATATCTGAGAATGATGTGGGTACAAAAGTAGACCGAGATGCTCTAATGTTTATAGCTAAGTTAGCAGATGGCGGTATGAGATTAGCTATTCAGTATCTTGAAAAATGCTTGGCATATAGTGATGAACTTACAGTAGAAAATGTGGTAAAAGCTCTTAATGTCACAAATTATGATGATTATATAGGCATAACTAATCTTTTATTTGATCCTAGTGACAGAGCTAGTCTAATTACAAGATTAGATGAAATTTATGCGTCAGGAGTAGATTTTAAGCAGTTTTTAAAGCAGTATGTATCATTTATATTAGATGTAAATAAAGCGTTGATTTTAGACGACCTTGATGATGCATTTCAGTATATCAATCTGCCAAGAACAAGTGAGATTGAGACGTGGCTAACTACCATTTTAGAACATGGAGATTTAGAGTTCTTCAACAAACTACTTTCCCATTTAGTAAAACTTGACGGTGATGTGAAATATTCACAGAGCCCTAAAGTCGATATTGAAGCAGGTATATTATTGTTTGAGGTGAAATGATGATAGGACAACAGAAGTTAGTAGCACAGATAATTGACCTTATTGAGAGAGATAAGTTTCCTCGTTTCTCTATAGTAGTGGGTGAAAAGGGTATGGGGCATGAAGATGTTGGCAGAGTAGTAGCAGAACAGTTAGAGTGTCCATATATTTTATTGCAAGATGTTAAGGTAGATACCATTAGAAAGATGATAATTGACGCTTATAAGTTACATGAAACAATGGTATATATCATTCCTAATGCAGATGATATGTCCATTAACGCTAAGAATGCCCTATTGAAGGTAGTAGAAGATACTCCTAATAAGGCATACTTTATCATGTGTTTAGAGGATCTATCTAATACACTGGCTACAATTCAGAGTAGAGGCATAGTGTTTAGAATGTGTCAGCCTACTGTAGACGAGATAAAGGAGTATGCCAGAGAGTTGTATGTTAATAAAAGCGATATAGATGAGGAAGAAATCAAATATGTAGGTGAAATATGTACGAGCGAAGGTGATGTTGTTTACATGACTCATCATGGAGCAAAGAACTTTTATAGATATGCTCAGTATGTGGCAGATAATGTAACAAATGTGTCAGGAGCAGAAGTCTTTAAATTCTCAGATAAGTTGGCGCTTAAAGATGAAGAGGATAAATATGATGTGAGATTATTTCTCAGAGCATTACAGTATGTATTGATGAATGAGGCGACAAAGTATTTAGATAAGGAAGCAGAATTTAGAATAAAAGTAAGAGTGCCAGCATTGATAGGTAAGTATATGCAAGATTTAAGAATAAAGGGTATAAACAAGACAATGCTTATGGATAATCTATGGATAGAGGTAAGAAAGTTATGGAAATCGCAGACGTAAAGCAACATATAAAGACGGGTAAGCTAGATAAAGTCTATATTTTCTATGGAGAAGAGTATGCAATTATCAAGTTATACCTAAAAATGATGGCAGAAAAAGCAAATCTTGAACTAACTTATGCCGACAGTGTTATGGATTTAATGACCGGAGTTCGTACAAAATCTCTTATTCAGTCGCACCATTTATATGTAGTAATGGATGATAAGGAATACATCACTAATGAGAAGATGCAAGAAAGATTTAAGGGATTAAATGACGATATTGTAGTTCTGTACTACACAAATGCCGATAAGCGTTTAAAATTTTGGAAACAGAATAAAGACCGTGCGGTTGAGTTCAGTAAGTTAGAGAGCAGGATTTTAGTAAAGTATATTAAGAAAGAGGCACCATTAAGTGACGATTATTGCCTTAAACTAATTGATATATGTGAGAATGATTTCGGCAGAATATTGTTAGAGTTGAACAAGATAAATACTTATGCCAAATCTGAGTGTATGACAGTCGATGAGGCGTTTAAAACTTTAATCGCACAAAATGTAATATATAGACAGCCTAAAGACGCAATATTTGATTTTGTAGCCGCAGTTTTAGAAAGAAATCCTAGTAAAGCATACGATTTACTACAACAATCAAAAGCGATAGGAGAAGCTAATTTAACACTCCTATCAGTTCTTTATAATAATATAAAGACATTACTACAAATACAGTCAACAAACGACTATAAAGGCTTAGGTATAAATCAATTTATCATCAATAAAGTTAAAGCATATAAGAGCAATTATAGTAATGGCGAGTTAGTGAATGCCATGAAACTTATTAGATATGTAGAAAAGGGTATAAAGACAGGTACTATACCCGATGATTTAAGCATAGAGTATGTGTTGGTGAGAGTAATGTAATGGAAACTATAAATAAAGTATTTTATATTGTAATTCTATTTTGCCTAATATGTTTTTTAGTATTCGGTGATAGAGATAACTGAGAGGAGATACCATATGAGATGTCCAAATTGTGATAGTGATAATATCTCTGTTTTAGAGACAATCAATCAGCCTAAAGCTACCCTTAGACAGAGGAAATGTGCTGAGTGCGGAACTAAATTTTATTCTAAAGAAGAAGTGGCACCATTAGATAGTGTAAAACCTGTATTCGATGAATGGTTAAGGGAACGTTCAAGAAAATGCAGAGCTAAGAAGAAAGGAGAGGAATACAATGTCAAGTTTGAAGATGGCAGAGAGCAGCCAGCAGTCCCTAAAAAACCAACATCCCCTCTGTTTTAGATGTGGTCGTAAGCTCAAATCTGAGCAGTCGAGAATATTAGGCATGGGACCTACTTGTTTCAGAAAGTGGCAAAATGAACAAAATACTAAGCCACTGATATAGAGGTGTGATATATGCAGATAAGACCTAGAAGAAAATCATATCCATATATGTGTCCATATTGTGATGAACTTACATATCCTAGTAAGAGTAGACCACCACTTATATTGCACAATAGGTCAATCACATTGTGGGTATGCCCTAACAATCACGAATTTTTTACATATGAAAGGGTGTGTACTCATCAAGATTGGGCATACAAAGTATTTAACGGCATAGAGCAGTGCTGGCGAAAAGATTCAGATAAATGGCTAAAAGAGTTAATTAAAAAAGGGTTTGGTGTAGAGGAATATAATAACACAATGTCAAATAATGATGAATGATCCTCTACATATTAAATGTGAAAAATCGACTAGAGAAATCTGGTCGATTTTTTTTATTCCTGTTGATGTTTATTTATAGGTATATTACCTTATACTTGTAAACGAAAACATAGTTTTTGAAAGGAGAAATTATGCAGGTATTATTTGACGAAAGGGATTATGAACCATTAAAAGAAGGAGAGACTTACGAAGGCAAGTTTGTAATTATTACACCTGAGTTCTTCAAGCCAGAGTTTAGAAATGCAAAATATCAGTTGTTTCATGCAGAAGCAGGATTTGGATGTGATCCTAGTAAGATAGGTAATGCAGTGTTTGGTAAAGATTGTGAGGAGACTTACAGACAGGAGAGATACAATATTCTCGGTGTAGCTAAGGAGTCCGCAATTCGTGAGTGGGAAAGAACATACCACATGAGTAGAGAGGTTTTCTACAGAAAGGAGAATGATTGATGGAAGAATTTACAACAACATTTTGGCAAGATTTCACAATAGCTGACGCCTTCGGTGCGTCAGCTATCAAAGACACCTTTAAGAGAGCGTTTGAAGAATGGAAGTCAGACTACAGATACCTTACTGATTTAGTAATGGTAGTAAATCATAAGTGCTGGCAGCATTATGAGGAAGGCAATACAGAGATTAGCCAGATTTATTCAGATTTATATTATAAGGCTGATGCTTATGCCTGCGAGAACTTAAAGGGTGAAGAGTTGAGTTACTATTTTAGGGTAACAGATTGAAAGGGAAATATTATGAAATCTGAAATTAAGTGGAGAGATAATCTTAAAAGTATAGGTACTAATATTCCTAGGGTTGTTCCTAATGAAATCTACATGGCTATGAGTTCTATCGAATTTTATACAAAGACAATCAAGGCATTAGAAAGAGTGGGATGGAAATACTCGGGACGAGATGGAATGATTACTGGTATACATAACGAAAGGGCTATACAGATAGATATTGTGGAACAATATAATGACCATATGTACTTAGTAAAGTTCTGGAAAGACGGCAGTGTACATCTATATTTTAGAGATGAATACCTTAAAAACAGATATGGAAGGAGAGTATTGATATGAGTAAACCATATAGCAGAGATTATGAATCGGAACTATTAGATTTAGTCAGAGAGAACGGAATAACAGATGAGGACTTAGTGTCCTCATTCCTGTGTTATTTCAGTTCAGATGATACCTGTGCTTGTCTTGAAGATGTGTGCAGAACCTATGATATAGAGTATGAGGAAGAATAACTTCCTGTTGATAGGATAGCTGAAATATGCTATCCTATTTTTGTAAACAAAAACACACAAATGTTTGAAAGGAGAATATTATGGCAGTAAGGATTATGAAGAGGTGTTTCTGCTGTGGCAGAGAATCATCATTGGAGATTACTGATGAGGTAAATAAGAGGTATGAGATGTATCTCAATGGAGTAGGATATATACAAGATATTCCACTACCAGCAGACCAGAGAGAATTTTTAAAGACAGGTATGTGTCTCAGTTGTCAGGAGTTAATCTTTGCAGATCCTGATGAAGAATAAATTCCTATTGATAAGGTAGCACCTTAGTGCTACCTTATTGTTGTAAACAAAAACACATTATGAAAGAGAGGTACCAAATGAAACGAGTTATTTATTTACCAGATGAGCTTAACGAGAATAAGCATATCCTCAAAGAAGTCTATGAGGGACATGGTGTATACAGAAGATACACACCCTCAGGATATCCAGTACATCAAGAGTGGGCAATAGTAAGAGAAAGTGATGGCTTCACTATTGTTACAGAGTCCTATAATAGTCTTGACCGTGTAGATATGCTGGATGCTATTGATAACTACAAAGAAACAGGTAAATATGGTTTTACCTGCTTACAGACACACAAAGGTAAAGAGCATGGCTACTACAATGTACATAGAGGAGGTAATTTAAAGCTATGAGTTTTTGTGATTTCCATACAATGCAGACAAGGAGCGGTAAAGTATTCACCCCACTTTCTACAAATGATGTGGTAGATGTAATCAGAGATGAAATGGGTGATGAGATAGCTGATTACCTCGATGAGTGTTTTTCAGATACTGCCTTAGAACAAGATACTGCCTATACATTATTACAGGATGAGTTTGCAAGTTACGAGCAGGAGAACGAGAACTGGCATAACTTTGTAGATGAACTGTCAGAAGAAATAGAGGCAGTTAGAAGGAAGATAGAGGATAACAAATTAACAAAAGCCAAAATATCCATAGAGCTATATAAAATATATGAAAAGATGAGAAAGGAACTTTAATATGGACGAATTACAACTTATGGTACAGGCATTAGCCGGTACAATCGAAGATAATACGGCAGAGCTTAGAAAGATGAAGTCAGCAGGTAAACAGGATACAAAGATGTATATCCATAAGTTAGGAGAGATTTCAGCTTATGAGGATGTACTTAATATGGTCATATGGAGAATCAATCAGCTTTCTAATAAGTGAGGTGAATGATATGTGGTACTTAGTATTATTTATCCTCTTTTGTATATTCTTTCTTTAATAAGTTCCTGTTGAACTGGTATCTCCTACATGATATCCTATTCTTGTAAAGAAAACAAGAACACATATCTTGAAAGGAGATACCAAAATGACTAAAGAGGAAATTAAGCAGTACGAGAACAAGGAACCCATAGGTATATACGCACTCAGTAATTGGGGTGGCATAGAGATTTTAGATATTCTCTATGGTATTGATGATTATGTGGTAGTAAGATACTATGGTAAGTCCTATCATAGAGTAAAGATTCACTATGGTGTAAACCATAGTTCATTCAGAATAGGCAGATTGACAATACGCCTTGATGAGTGTATGAGAGTGTGAGGTAAAACCATGAAAGAGTATATTATAGTAGGGGATACAAAGTCTTTTAAGGATTGTCTTATCACTGTAGTGAGGGGTGATAGAAATGCCGCAGAGAAAGTGTTGGAGCGTATGCTATATGCTCCAACAGAAAATGACTATAAACTTATGGAAGGTCATAAGAATCTGAGAATCAAAGAGGTTAAAGAAAAAGACCAGTGGTGGAATGATCCGTTCTTAGCAAATTGAGAGGAGAAAGAGGATGCGAAAAATTAGTAAGAGTAAGTGGAAGAAGTGGTTATTGATGCATAGAGATTCAATACTTTAAAGGAGAAAGAAGATGAGTCAGTTAGGATATGAATGTTGTATATGCCATAAGATATTTACAGATTGGGGTAATGACCCATGGCCAGTAGTGAAAGATGATGATGCAAGGTGTTGTGACGACTGTAATAGTTCAGTGGTACTGCCTGCAAGATTAGCACAATTATTAAATAAGGAGGATAATAAATGAAGGATTTTGTAAATGATTTTGAGGTAAGAAAGGGAAAGTTAGATACTCTTGTAGCCAATGCTGGTTACAAGAGTTTTAGAGAGTTTGCCAAAGATACAGGAGTAACTGCCGCAAATCTATATTCAAATCTTCATGGTACATGGCATATGTCAATGAAAAGAATGTTTAAGGTAGCAAACACACTGAATGTGCCTATACTTCAGGTAATAGAGATTTTCTATCCAGATGAGCTGGCAGAGAATCAGGCATTGTTCTAAAATGTTCCAGTTGTATTCAGCTACAGGATATATTACCTTATACTTGTAAACAAAAACAGTTCTATTTGAAAGGAGAACCAATATGTTAGTAACATCAATAGAAATCAGAGAGTGGTTAGATAAACAGATTGAGGCCTATCACACATCCTTAGAGAAGTTGATAGTCAATGATGATGGAGATTACCTTAGTAACATCGGTGTTCAGGACAGAGGTATTCATCTCTGCTCAGATGCAGTAAGGTTTATTGCAGACAGACTTGGTATTGACCTCTGTGTAACATTAAGAAAGAGGGATACGGAGAATCCGTATGAGATTTTCATTCTGTATAAGGGTGAGAAGTTCTTCGGAATTGAAACTGAGGAAGAGTATCAGGAGAAAGGGGCAGTGGTATAAACCACTGCTCTTTAAAGAGGATAATGCTATGATGAAGTTTGTAACATCCTGTATAGATGAAAAGACAGGATATGAGATGGTTTTATCAGAAGTCAGCTATAATGTAGCTATGGATTGGCTACAAAGGCAGTGTGAGAAGTATTTCAAGGAGATATTTAGAACCGAGAATAATGGTACAGATGATGTGTGGATATATGTAGGTACACCTAAGAAAGATGTAAATCCTATGACAGGAGAGGTAGATGTGTGGTATACAAATCAAGTTATATTCCACTATGACGAGAGCAGAGGATATTTGATGCAGGAGTAAGATATGAATTTTGAGGATTTTTTACAGAACCTATACGGTATTTCAAGTATGTCCAATGATTATGAAGAAAGGGTTGTAGTTAATACCCAAGAAGATGATTGGGTAGTAGACACTGCAATAGTTACAGATAGGAGCTGGACATATGAGACCGCAGTAATGAGTCCACATTTCAGAAATAATAAATGGATAATAGTCGGTAAAGCAGATACCGAAGAGGATGCAGTTAAAGTGCATGAACAATGGGTTGATATGATGAGAAATGATCCTAGGGCATTATGGGATATATATGAGGAGAAAATATTTATACACGATTGATTATAAGCTACTGGAACTTAATATTCCAGTAGCTTTTATTTTACCCATATGCTACCTTATATTTGTAAACAAGAACACATAGTTACGAAAGGAGACCACTATGATACAGATTGAGGTTAAGTCAGAGAATGTATTCGGAGATGTGAGATTTTCTTATTGCCAGGTAGAAGATATTCCAACGCACTTCGCAAGATTAAAGTTTGAAGGCTGGGATAATATACTATCAACCCATCTTGTAGATGAGTTTGGCAGACTACTTAATGAAGATGGACAGTTAGTGTGAAAGGAGACCATTATGAAAGTTTACAGAGATAAGGCAACAGGTAAGAAGTTATATCCCGTATGCTCATGGGAAAGAAATCAGCATAAGCTCTATAATGCCATAGATAGGGCACATAATGCAGTTACCGATTTGTATGAAGACAAGTCGGCTACAATAGAGCAGATTGATAAGGCAGAAGCGTGGGTTCAAGAAGTAGAGAGGTTGACCAGTATATTCGATAGTCATGTAGCACCTAATGGTGTAGTTTATGCACTATGGGAAGATGGTCAGAAAATAAAGGACATCATATACGGTTATGATTGTAGGCATGACCAGCTTGAGGCAGAAAGGAGAATGTGATATGTGCCAATATCCATGTAGAAACTGTGTTTATTATAAAGAGTGCGGTGAAAGCACAAGAACAATGCCATGTAATGGCAGAATGACGAAGAGTCAGCAGAAAGGGCTAAAAGCAAGCCTGATTGTAATGGATGAGTTTCCTTTAAAGACAAGAGAGGAACTAATAAGAGAAGGAGAAAGAGAACAGGCAAGAAGAGCCTTCTATGAGGATTGAAAGGAGACCATTATGTGTAGAAACTGCGAGAACTGCCAATATTGTAAAGAGGACTTTGAATATGATGATTTTGGTAATACCTTCGATTACTGCAAGTGTGTACTCACCAATGAGCTGATTGATTGTTCAGAAGCAGAGCATTGTAAGGATTATACAGAGTAGTCCATAAAGTGTTAGGAATCGACTCCTAACACTTTTATTTTATTTTGATATAAAGTATCAACGAGCAGATAAAAACGTCAGGAAAGAGCAGGAAATGAGTTGAAATATTCCTGTTGTCAGGTATATACCTGTATGCTATCCTATATTTGTAAACAAGAACAGAGAGTAAGTTTCATGGTGCCAAGTATATCTTCGCTATGGATGCTGAAATCGCCATATATGAAAGGAGAGAATATGATACTGAATGATGGATTTTACCCGTCAAAAGAGAGCGGGGTTGTACTAGAAAGATTTGAAGATATGTGGACAAAACACTCGATGTCCGATAAGTATGCAAGGGATATTGTGACTACCAGCAATAGTAATATTCAGACCTACTCTGATGCCTTTATGTCAGAGATGGCAGGGGATGAGATATTCTTTGCAGACTGGATAAGATATAATGAGGGATTACTACCTTACATCAAGAAAGCCGCTGATACAGTGCGTTGGCTACATGAGAATGGATATACAGAGTACAAAGTCAATATGCAGTCCGGGATAATAAAATAAAGCGCCTGGATTAGATTTTTATCTTATAGTTGATAAATTGCACACATTGAAAGGAGAAAGTTAAAAATGGCAACAATGATTAAATATGGAACAAAAGCAGGAGAAGACCTCATACATGATATGAATTACAGACACCCTAAAGGAAATACCCTTTATGATGTGTACGGTAAAGTTTCTTCAAAGAAGGCGAAAAGTTGGGAGAAAATCAGAGATGATTGCAACTACCTCAAAGGTAGACGCCTTCATATTATAGGAGCATCAAGTTATGGGTATTCCTGCATATATGCTTATCCTATATATGACCATAGAGATGAGAGCATTATATCCATGATGATTAGAAAGGAAACAAAGGCGAATACCTATGAGATGGAAGTGCCTATAGATGAATATGATAAGAGAATTATACACAAAGGAGAATAAGGAAGATGTTGATATATGATGTAAACCGATATTCAGAGGATGTATGTAAGTTACCTGATACCATAGTATTACCTGATGATTTAGAAAAGGACGATGTTGATGCCACAGTCAATGCCATAATAGAGTTTGTAGAGAAGATGTATGGCAGAAAACCGAGCGCATTTGGTTGTAGAGCAAATGGCCAGATTATAAGATACAGAGCATGAATCAAATAAGTTCCAGTTGAAAAGGTAGCACCTGAGTGCTACCTTTTTCTTGTAAACAAAAACATTTCTTGAAAGAGAGGACCTATTATGAAGTACATTACCGAAAACATTACAGAGATTGAAAAGCTGGCCGTATCTATGATGCTCTTTGCTACTTGCGGTGAAGATGAAGATACAATGGCAAATGCCGAAGTATCAAAGACTTCCCCTAACACATTCCACATTGAATATGATGTAGCAAATCCTTTTAATGGAATATCCCTTACAGTAGAGATTCACCGAGAGAGCTATGCTAACGGACAATCGTCAGTATTCCACTACAACGTCATATCTAGTGCCTATGGTGATACCGGAGAGTTCACACTGACAATCGAATAAGTTCCTGTTGATAGGATAGCACCTCTGTGCTATCCTATACTTGTAAATAAGAACACATATTGAAAGGAGAACCATTATGTTGATGATGTTAGAAGAAGTATTCCCTGGGCAGAATAGAATGAATGAATATCCTATGGGAGAAGAGCAAGAGTTCCAGAGCATGAAAGAGTTTATATCCTGGAACATAGAGCAGATTGACGAAATCCTGAAAGATGCTCCAGAGGAGCAGATAACAAAAGATAAGCTGACCAACGGTGAGTATTCAGTCTATGAAAAAGATGGCGTGGTGTATGTGAGAGTGGAGGTGATAGCATGATTACAAGAGCAAGATTGGAAATGGTGAATGCCAATAACAAGAAAGTGTTTGGCAGAAGTATGTGGGGCTATTGTGAATTATCCGATTTAATAGTGAAGTTTTTCAGAATAATGCCTGATTATGTGGACCAAAGTAAATGTAACCTCAGGGTTTATGATGTGAGTCATTGATATTCCAGTTGATAAGGTACTACATATGTAGTACCTTATTCTTGTAAAGAAGAACACATACATTGAAAGGAGAACCAATTATGAGAGACATTGATATGAAATGGAGTACCGCAAGAGCTACATACGACCTTATAGTAGATGGAGAGTGGTATGCAGAGGGCAATTATGAACAGATGGATGATATGGCAAGAGCCATGAGATTAGCTGATATTGAAGAGGAAGAAGCCAGATGTTCTCAGCCTAGTGATGATTACTACGGTGATGCAGATGATTGGGATGAGTGCTGACTTATCCCATATAGAAAGGAAACCATTATGGACAAGATAGTTTTGAAACTGAAAGGCAAACTAATAAAGGCCGATGTGATAGATTTTTCAGACAGATTAAAGTACGGCGAGATGTTAACCTATGAAGATGCAGATGATGATTGGGAGATATTCTCAGTAAAAGGAACAAAATTCTATGTAGCCTATCAGCAGTGTTCTGCCTACGATAGGGTGTGAAAGGAGACCGATATGAGTGAAAACATGGTTCTTATAATGATTGATGAGTGCGGAGATGAGCGGGAATATGACCGTTATACTGTAGGAGATGATTTAGATGAGGATTATCTCGAAATGTGGCAAGAAATGAAAATTTCCAAAGCCAGAGAAGATTATCCAGAAGCCCGTAGATTTTACTTTGAAGATAGGCGCAATTGGAATAGCATGATAAATGCCATGATTAGAGATGATGAGGGATATGACCCTTGGGAAGATGAAGAGGTGCCAGTATGAATATCATAAAGCAGAATAAGAAAAGGCAGTTAGTAGAAGAATATGGACCATACATGAATAAGAGATATGCCATATATGACACAATGGGCATAATGGAAGTATGGTTCTCAGACAAACAAAAAGCGTTGTCCCATTGGGAGAAATATAAAAACGCGGAGACTTGGGCAGAAAAGAGAGAGCGGTATAAACAAGAATTATTAGCCACAATAGAAAGAGGTGGTCCAGAATTAGATGAACTACCATTTATCTGAGCATATATCAGCTCATTAAAAAGTTGGCGGGCGAAAAGACAACCTAATCCATTCATAAATCTATCTATAGAACTAGGCAAATATAAACCATAGATTATAATACAAAAACAAAGCGGAACATAGAGGCCATGTAGAGATACATGACCTTTTAGTGTATACCATATACGACTCTGTAAAATCAGAAAAGAGGGCGGTAAAAGAGTCCTGTTCATATACTCCATTTATTATACCAAATACTAATACCATATAAACCATATATAGAAACCATATAAATACCATTCTTTAGCCATTTATGCCATTCGTGACATGACTTTATTTAGTCTGTATCTAGGGCCATTCAGTAGCCATCTAGACTCCTTTCACCTTCTCGCCATTTAGCCCACAATATAGCCAGCCATTCACCCGACATTATCCCCGGCGCCTGGAAACGAAAATTGATTCAAATCAAGAAATTTTAGTCCACTAAAGTGCACCTTGCACAAACGGCACCAGGCCACTAGCTTTGCCCCTTGTGGCTAAATTTTGGCGGGCGTCACTATTAGGGAAAAGTGCCGAAAAATACGGGGTAGGTATCCGATTTTTAAAAGCCCGCCAAAACCTATTCGTCAAATTGCACAAAAACCACTAGAGGCCTCTGACCGAACTCCGATAAGACGTATTCCTGTTGTAAGGTTATATAGGCTAGATTACCATAAAATAAAAAACACACACATAAATATGAAAGAGAGGATACCAATATGACAAGAAATGCATTAGTATTAGAGTCTGCCAAAGAATATGCAAGAAAGGGTGCATGGAAGACCGCAGACAGAACATTACATGAAGTTATGGTAGATCCATATAACTTTGATGATGAAGAACAGGAGATGGAAGCAAGAGAGTTACAGGTAGAGATAACTTCTCATGTAGCCCTCACTTATGAGCAACTCATGGATTTAGCCCTTAAGCATTATAACAAGGGCGGGGATAGTACATATGAATGTTGGGAAGAAAGAGATTACCAAGAACATGGACCTATGAGTAAGTATGAAGCACTCCGTATGTTTGCTATGGATTATGATATAGAAAGGGATAGAATGGGTTGGTAATATACAATCCATTATTTAGCTCCGCCCATTATCTGAGCGGAGCTTTTCTTTTGCCCATTTATTACCTCTAGAGGTATATATTAATATAGAAGAAACGGAACCTAAAATATAAAAATCATTGACACCGCCTTCTTTTTAGATGTATTATAACCATGCAGAGAATAGTGAGGCGAGAGTGAAAACCATGACCCCTAAAAGAGATTGAGATTGGGGTATGAAGGAGTAGCTAGGCCAAGCGAAAAACGGTTAAGCGAAAGAAACATGGGCTTACTGAAAAGAAACGATGGCTTACTGAGCAGAAACTGGCAGAAACGAACATTCAAATACAGGTGTCATTACTAGGCAGAGATATGGAATTTACATACCTCTGGTTTTGTGCGTCTGGAATCCATTCTTTTAGGCCCATCAACTCTTTGCCCATATTCCCATAGAGGCCCATTGTCTATTAGGCCCATTCCTCTATAGGCCCTTTGCTGACGTAGGCCATTGAAGCCCCTGGCCACACACAGGTGGTGTGGTGGTATGTGAGCTTCGCTCACAGAGGATCTGCTTGCACACAATGTAATAGAATAAAGTGTTATTGTTTACAATTAAATAATAAACAATGTTGTTGTTTACATTTTTTAAAATTGTACTTGTAAACAATAACAACTTATGATAATATGATATTGAGCTTCAATAAAGCGTGAGCTTTGAAGCGTGTTCTATCTGTACTTTAACAAACATAGTTAGCTACTAACTATCATATGGAAACGTAAACACACTATATCGAAACGAGGTAACGAAAATGGAAAAAACAACTATTCTCAGTAACTACAAACTCGCACAAGCTACTTTTGACAACACTAATAAGCGTGTTGCGATGACTGACAAGGAGCTTGCAACGCTTAGAGCGATATGCAAAACTAAGACTTTCGGTCTTGTATCGTTAATTGACGATATAGACAACATTGCAACGTTCAATGGCGATTATGATTGCAAGCTTGCTCAGAGCGGTAACGCAAAAGAGCACACACTCGTGTCTATATGGAGTCGTAACGCTATTAAACACGTTACTAAAAAGAGTGACTATAGAGACTTTGGTGTACGTTTTCACGTTGATAAGCTTGCTCAGCTTTACAAAAATAAAGACTTTGCAAAGCTGATAGAAAATAGCAACGTGCAAGTGTATTCTCACAGAGACGGTCTTGAAATAAGATTTACGTTTAAGTCACTTGCTGACTGTCTCAAGTTTGTTGCTGATATAGACAACGCAACAAAAGAGACTCAAAGCAAGACTCAGACTCAAAAAGAGACAAAGTCTCAGAGCAAAGCAAAAGAGCAAAGCAAGACTCAGAGCAAAGCAAAAGAGACAAAGTCTCAGAGTAAAAGCAAGACTCTAAAAGAGACTCAGAAAAAAGCGTAAATGCTCATGATAGCAACATTTATAGTAGTGATAATATTATTCTTACTCTTACTTGCTTTTATCTTTTGCTGATAGCTTAAACATTAAAGCACTAGCATTTTTTGCTAGTGCTTTTTTGTTTGCATTAAAGCGTTACATACCACCCAGCATCTTTGTTAGCATATGCTAACACGATTGCTGAGTGAGGGGTCTTGCTCCCGTAGGTCAGCATTTTTTATAATGACCGTGTCTCACTTATAAAGCCCGTGGTCTTTCTCCCACAGGAGGCTGCTTTTTATAAAGACCGTGTCACTTAGGTTTTATTTATAATGACCGTGCCACTCAGATTATTCTTTCCAGTAAGAGGCTTTCTGTCTAAAATACCTGGCCACATATAATCTAAAGACCGTGAAACACTCAGCATCGGTCCAGGAACTTGCTACTGATTACATTTTAGTGTTATAGTATGTTTACAATAATAAGGAGAATAACTATGTCACCAACACCAATAACGATAGCTAGGACAATAGCAAATGCGCTGAACATGATATATGGCACACATATAGTAATAAATACGTCACAGTTCTTTGGCGGCGAAGGTAAATTAGTACGAATGTATGTCATTAAAGACGCATTTTATTATGGCGGTAAAAGTGAGTATTCAGATAAAGAGCTATTCAAGACCGCCAGCGGAGTGTATGCGTGTTTGTACATGAGGGATATGCTTAATGCCTTCAAGGGAGAAGAGATTAAGGAGGATAATCAAGGTTATCTTAATGTTTTAGCTAAGAAGAATGGCAGAGCTAATATAGATTACATGGTGAAAACTTATTTAGGAGGAAAGGAAAATGGCAACGATTAACTCACAGATACCTGAGGATGCTTCGCCCAGAACACTGGATAAATTGCTTACAGGAACTTGCATTACTCACGATGGCTCAAGAATCTCACCTAAACAGGATAAGTTTATTAACCTGTATATCAAATACTCTGATCCTGCTCAGGCTGCGGAAGAAGCAGGATACATGGTTAGGAATACTAGAAAAGACAAGAGAGCCGCATATGCCAGAAAAGGCAAAGAGTTGCTTAGAGATGATGTTATAAGGAATGAAATTGCGGCTAGAATGGATGATATTAGAGGAGCTGAGATTGCTGACGCTACGGAAGTTCTAGTCTATCTTACAAGGGTTATGAGAGGAGAAGTTAAAGACCAGTTTGGAATTGACGCTTCGTTGCAGGAAAGAACTGCGGCGGCTAAAGAGCTTAACAGAAGGCTCAGAGAGCTTGAACAGGATAAAGAGATGGGTGGAACTGGTAAAGAAGTACACCTCATATTGAGGAGAGAGTGATTTATGGGTAGACACAAAAAGGCTAAGGAGAAAAATGGTGAAATTGTTTTGGATGTTAATGAAGCCATTGCTCCTGTTTATTTTGACGCTATGGATGATATTTTAGACCATAAGCACGTTCATTATGTGTTTAAAGGCGGAAGAGGTTCTGCTAAATCTTCTTTTATTTCTGAAATGATACCTCTGGTATTAGTGAATAATCCTAAAGTTCATGCCCTTGTATTCCGAAAGATAGGTAATACTATAAAGAACTCTGTATGGTCACAGGTAGTATGGGGCATAGATAAATGGGGCCTAAGAGATTACTTTCAGATACCTAAGACTATTGCAAATCCTATAGTGTATAAACCTACAGGTCAGCAGATATTGTTTATGGGACTTGATGATCCTAACAAAGTTAAGTCTGTAAAGTTGCCTTTTGGATATATAGGAATAACATGGTTTGAAGAGTTAGACCAATTTGCAGGTGAGAAGGAAATTCGTAAAGTATTACAGTCTACAATGAGAGGTGGATTATTATTTTGGGATTTTCGTTCATTTAACCCACCTATATCTAATCTAAACTGGGCTAATCAGTATGCTACAGATGCACTCAGTAGAGAGAACACACTGGTAACCTCGACAAATTACATTGATATACCTGAAGAATGGCTTGGACAAGCGTTTATAGATGAAGCTGAGGACTTGAAAGAGACAAATCCACGAGCTTATGAGCATGAGTATTTAGGTATACCTGTTGGTACAGGCGGTAATGTCTTTGAAAATGTTGAGCCTATGTACATGAATGATGATTTTATACTTGGCTTTGAAAGATGGTTAAGAGGAGTCGATTGGGGATGGTTCCCAGACCCATTTGCTTTCACATTATCTCACTTTGAGCCATCTACAAGAACTTTGTATATATTTGGTGAGTTTAGGTGTAACAAGTTATCTAATAGAGACACTTTCGATAAGGTGTTTAACGAATTACAAATTGCTGGAAGACCACTTGCATCTCCTGATGATATTATAATCTGTGATAGTGCTGAACCTAAGTCTATTTCTGACTGGAAGAGCTACGGAGCATATGGTGCTAGACCTGCTAAGAAGGAGCCTGACAGTGTTACTTACTCTATGAAGTGGCTACAGTCACTAAAGCATATTTATATTGATCCTAAGAGATGCCCAGCTACATACAAAGAATTTATCGAATATGAGTATGATAGGGATAAAGAAGATGAAGTTATCAGTGGTTATCCTGATAAAGATAACCACTCCATCGACTCTGTGCGTTATGCTACTTCCAAGTATTGGGTAAGAAGAGGACAGTAATTGAATACACAGCCACTGAATGTTATACTACATATAATGAAGGTCATTTGTAGAGGAGAACAGAAATGAGCTTATGGGATAAATTGAAAGGAGCAATAAAGTCTATGTTTGGGCGTGATGTTGTTGAAAAAGTGCTATCTGTGAAGTCGGCAGTATCTGACGATATGGTGAATAGTATTCAACTCTGGTCAGCTATGTATGAAGGAAGAGCCCCGTGGCTAAAAGAGGCTACTCCAGGTAGTCCTGAGAGAGTAGTATCACTTGGTCTACCAGCTCTTATAGCTAGTGAGAAAGCAAGAATGGTTACATTAGAGATGGAGAGTGAAATTACTCCACCTATGAAGGATGTAGAGAAAGAGAACCCCGATTATCAGCCACCTGGTATTGATGCTGATGGTAATCCTACAATGGGACAGGGTGCTATGATGATTACAGAGCCTGAGCCAGATGGTCCTGTAGAGAGGGCTAACTTTTTGAATGATTCTTATAAGAAGTTGCTCAAACAGATAAGAAGACAGTTGGAATATGGTATAGCTAAGGGTGGATTAGTTATTAAGCCATATATTGTGATGTATGATGAAGGTTCACCTACTATTGAAGATAAGACGAAAGAAGAAAGTGAGCGACTATCTTCTGAAAAGCCTTTGCCTAAGTATGAGTTTAATTTTGACTTTGTACAGGCTGACAGATTCTATCCTCTTTCTTTTGATAACAACGGAAAAATAACTGAGGCAGCCTTCTTACAGACAAAGACTGATAACGATAAAGTGTATACAAGAGTAGAGTATCATAAGCTGGAAGGTAGAACGATTACAGTCAAAAACTATGCTTTTGTATCTCACAATAATACAGGAATAAACAGAATCTTTGTTCCTACAACTGTTAGTGATTTAGGTAAGCCTTGTGCATTAGCGGAAGTTTCTGAGTGGGCTAATCTTGAAGAAGAAGTAACTATTAAGAATGTTGATAGGCCTCTGTTTGCATATTTTAAAATGCCTGAAGCTAATACTATTGATCCATACTCACCTCTTGGAGTATCAGGATATAGTAGAGTTGTTTCCCTCATTAAAGATGCTGATGAACAGTATTCAAGAATGTTGTGGGAATTTGAAGGCGGAGAGCTTGCTATTGATGTAGACCGAGATGCCTTGAAGATTACAGAGTATCAGAATAGACAACATCAGACAGAGATGCCGGCTAAACAGGAAAGATTGTTCAGAAAGGTAGACCTGAATAGTGAGGAAACATATAATGTATTTGCTCCTGCGTTAAGAGACCAGTCACTTGCTAATGGACTCAATATCATTCTCACAAGAATAGAGGATATTGTAGGCTTTAGTAGAGGTACAATATCAGAAGATGTGGGCAACATTGAAAAGACTGCAACCGAGCTAAAAATCAATAAACAGAGGAGCTATTCTACTAATGCTGATATACAGGCAGCCCTTGAAGATGCTTTAAGAGATGCAGTTTACGCTATGGATGTGTATTGTACACTCTATCAAGTAACACCTCCTGGTGAGTATCAGATTTCATTTGAGTGGGATGATTCTATCATTGTTGATACAGAAGCAGAGCTGAATACAAGAATGTCCATGATAAATGCAGGCATTACATCTAAGCTAGAGACTAGAATGTGGTACTTCGGTGAAACAGAGAATCAGGCTAAAGCCGCATTACAGAAAGTTGATGATGAGAAGAAGCAGAGTATGGAAACAAATATTCAGGCTCAAGCTCAGTTAGGTGATGTTGCTCAAGGTAAAGATTTCTCAGGAAATAATAACAATCCTGAGCCAGATGCAGAAAAGAAGGATGTTACTAAACACAACACATCAAATAAGAATGCGGTAGCTAAAAACTAGCCCGCTTAATGTTTACATATACGAAAATGTGTTCTATAATGAATGTGGGTGAGATGTTGACTCGGTCGCATTTTCCCCTCCTAGGGCCCAGAGGAGTTTTCCTCTGGGTTGAGGTAATAACTCGATATGAGATTATTATAAATTCGTCAATGCGGTGCGACATTTAACCACCCGCACATTCCAGCGTAGAGCGTGACTACGCACTTACAAATTAAACGGATATAAGAATGTAGAAGGAGAAAAGTATGTTACTAAAGGAAATTTTTGACAAGGCAACATCTGAAAACGGCGCTCTTACATTGGAGGAGTTTGAGCGTATTGCTAAGGAAAACAAAGCAAAATTCACAGATTTATCTGAAGGTAAATATGTGGATCGACAGAAGTATGAGGATGACCTTGCTAAGAAGGACACAGAGATTACATCTCTGAATGACACAATCACTAGCAGAAACGCAGACCTCGAGCAGTTAAAAACTCAGCTCAAAGATGCTGGTAGTGATGCCGGAAAGTTAGAGGAGCTTAATAGCAATCTAACCGCTTTACAGGCTAAGTATGATGCTGACACCGCAGCCCTTCAAACTAAGCTATCAACACAGGCCTATGAGTTTGCAGTTCGTGATTATGCAGGTAAACAGAAATTCTCTAGTGAGGCCGCTAGAAGGGACTTCACACGCTCAATGATAGACAAAAAGCTCCCTATGGAAGATGGAGCTATCATGGGAGCAGATGATTATATGAAGGCATATGCTAAAGCAAACGCTGATGCATTTATTCAGAAAGAATCAGCTCCTAAAGCACCTGCTCCTGAGTTTGTAGGCTCAGCTACAGGTGGTAAAGATAAAGCTACAAAAATGTCATTATCAGAGATGATGGCAAAGAAGAATGAAGATCCAAATTTTGTTATAAGTTTTGACTAATTGAAAGGAGAAAAATATTATGCCATTTTTTGATGCGAAATTATTTAATGGTGAAGTATTTCAGAAATATGTAGATAGAATTCCTAATATGCATCTGAATACACTTATTAAGTCTGGAGCAATCGTTGGCAGACCTGAGCTTGCGGCTTCAATGTCTGACCAGGTTGGTGGTAACTACTTGACCACACCTCTTAAGGGTCTCATCGGTGGAACACCTCTGAACTATGATGGTGTTACAAACATCACATCTACAGGAACACAGACTTATTCACATTCCAGAGTTGTTGTAGGACGTGCTAAAGCATGGACAGAAAAGGATTTCTCTTACGACATCACTGGCGGAGTAGACTTCATGCAGAATGTCGCTGAACAGGTTGCTGAGTATTGGGATGAGCAGGATCAGGCACTTCTTATCAAGATTCTTGATGGTGTGTTCGCTATGTCAGACGATGCAGGAGCTGAGTTTGTAGAGGAGCATACACATGATGTATCTGGTGTTACAAACAGTGAGGGTGTTCTTGGTTACATGGATGCAACCACACTTAACACTGGTATGCAGAAGGCTATGGGAGACCATAAGCAGAAGTTCGCTCTTACACTTATGCATTCCGCAGTAGCTACACATCTTGAGAACTTGAAGGTACTTGTTTACCTCAAGTACAACGATGCTAACGGTATGGAGAGAGACCTTAACATCGGTACTCTTAACGGACGTATGGTTATCGTTGATGATGATATGCCTGTTATCACAGAAGGATCTGGCACATCAGCAGTTAAGAAGTATGTTACTTATGTATTCGGTCAGGGTGCAGTTGAGTACACTAACTGCGGTGCTAAGGTTCCTGCTGAGATGGCAAGAGATCCTTATAAGAACGGCGGTGAGGATACACTCATCACAAGAAATAGAAAGTGCTTTGCTCCTTATGGAATTTCCTTCAAGGGCATCGGCGACATCGCAACACTTTCTCCTACAGACGCAGAGCTTGCAACTGGCGCTAACTGGGAGATTGTAAATACAGGCGGATCATCTAAGATGTATCTTCCTCACAAGGCTATTCCTATTGCCAGAGTAATTTCACTCGGCTAATAACAGCGGGTTCCTCCTCTGTTTAAATCTAAGAAAGGCGGTCAAGTCTATGTATCTAACATTTGAAGAATATTCTGAATATGGTGGGACACTAGATGAGACCGCCTTTAATGATTTAGAATTTGATGCAGAAAGCACAATAAACTGGTATACATTTAACCGACTCAAAAGACCAGAGTGGGCAGAAGCATTAAATACAGAGGAGTTAAAACGTTGTGTATATCAGCTTATACGTCTGAAACAGATGGAAGATGCACTCCTTACATCAAGCGTAGGTGGTGTAGGTGCAGGAGTTGGATGGACAAAAGAAGCTGGAATAACACAGGAGTCTAATGACGGAGTGTCTACGAGCTACAACACTTTAAGTAGTGGTGAACTCATGGCATTTCTTAACGGCTCTAAAACAAAGAAAGACCTCATTGACCAGTATCTTAATAGCATAGTCAATGATTTAGGAAGAAAACTTCTCTATAGGGGAGTTTATCCGGGAGAGTAATATGGTAGGATATATCTTTAGGGCTGAAAATACAGTCACTAAGAAAACTTATATTGGAAAATATCTATCTGTTGCATTTAACAAGAAGTATATAGGAGACAATCCTAACGTCCTTTCTGACGCTGAAAAGTATGGTGCAGACAAGTTTATAGTCAATATGATAAAGGCTTGTGAAACAGTCAAGGAATGCGATTTTGCATATGATGTTATACTTAAAGAACTTGGTGCAAAGACTGATGAGAAGTTTTATAACTTTGAGATAAAATCAGAAGAAGCACCAGCAAAGAGAACCAGAAAGAAGAAAGTGGTAGAAGAATGAACCATTACAGTCAATGGTGGGATGATACAATCACACTCTATAACAAATACATAGAGCCTACTACTAAGAAGGTAAAATGGTATCGTCATGTTATTGATGGTTGTTTTTATAAGCATACTGTAGAAAAACTGACAGTAGGTAAAACCACTATTGATACTAATGTTTCTATATGTCGTATCCGTGTCTCTGATAAGTTTATAGATAAGAAGTCTTGGATGAAGCTGGATGATAGTGAAAGGGCTGAAAAATTCACACTATCTGGTGGTGATATTGTTGTTGCTGATGAGACTGATTTTATTATAGACGAGTATGTATCTGGCATGAGGTCAGCAGACCTCATAAAAGAGAATAAAGAGTGGCCCGGTTGCTTTACAGTAGAGACTGTAAATATAAACGTTGGCGGTGGTAGAGGTGATGAGCATTATCATCTAAGAGGTACTTGATATGGCAAAAGACTTTACAATACACACCAGAATACATACAGAAACATTGGATAGAGCCTTAAATAGAATTTTAAAAGATAAGTATGATAGAGCTATGCTTACTGGAGAAATTCAAGAAGAGGCTGCAAGGAAATATGCGGAGCAGTTAAATCATTATGTACCTAGTTCTATTCCTGGTGGAGATGGAAATTTAAGAAGTGCATTGGAGTTTCCAAGATATAAAGGTACAGTTGCAATACATTATGTTGCAGAGAATAAATATGGAGAACACTACGCATCAGCTCAGTTTAATGCTCCTGATTGGTGGAACAGAACTAATGAGGGAACATTCAGCCATTGGAGTCAGCATATAACTCCAGAAGAAAAAGAAGTAGTTTATAGGCATGTAGCTAAATTGATAGTGGAGGGTATGAATAATGCCTGATAAGAATGAAGCAATCATAAAGTTTTTAATGGAATGTGATGAAATACAGAATAATCCACTATTCTTTAATTTTGCCGATGCCGATGATGGAAATAACCATATTATATCACAAAAAGATACTGTAAAACGTCATTATATTGACGGCAGTGTGCTTAAACAATATACTTTTATTATAGCCTGTTACTCATCGGTTGCACATATAGCAATACAAAATGATGAGTCAATTACAGATAAGAACATGGAAAATATGGCATATGTTCAGAAGATATTAGATTGGATAGATTTGCAGGCACATCCTATTCCAACAAGTGAAGCGGCTCAACCTGCACCACATTTTCCTGATTTTGGTCCGTTGTGTGAAATTAACGATATGACCACAATAAATACGGACCCAGATATAGATGGAATTGATACTTCTGTAAATCCTCCCATAGCGAGGTATTCAATCGGTGTAAATATTGAATACCTAGACAAATCAAAGATGATTTTTAATTAACGAAAGGAGCATACTATGGCAGAGCAGTTTAATCTTAAAGCCGGCCAGAGAGCCGAGAGAAAACTTCTCATTACAGTAGCAGAGTGGACTGAAGGCACAGCTCAGATAAGAGAGTTTCTTGGAACAAGAACTGAGGACTCATCTATCGAGTACAACTCAGAAATTGAGACCACAACAGACATCAGAGGTAACAACTATACAGACCTCGAAAGAACTCAGCCTGAGCAGACTTTTGATGCTTCACCTATCATCGGTGGTGAAAAGCTGAAAGTTAAGCTGAACGACATTAGACGTAGAAATGCCATTTCAGAACTCGGTGGTTTCACAATCTACATCATCACTGCATTTGTAGGCGATTCTACAAATGGTTATGCCGCAGAGAAGCATACTGATTGCACAATCACTTATGATTCAATCGGTGGCGATACAAAGATTAACTTCCCTTACACAGTACACTTTAGTAACAAGATTACTACAGGTACTGTTGATAAGCTGGCAGAGGACTTTGTATTTACTGCTGATGCAACAGTTTAATAATTAGGAGGGGAATAAAATGGCCAAGTCAACATCAAAACTCTTTCAGAGTGAGGAACCTAAAGAAATGAAGGAAGATGCTATGAATCTTCCTGAAGAGGTAAAAGAAGAAGTAAAAGAGGAAGTAATTCCTAAAGAACAGACGTTTGTAGTCAATACTCCACCTGTTACAGATGATATTCAGGATGTAAATATCTCTGCAATCAGAAGGAAGAGATTTAGAATCAACGGAGACTCAAACAAGATATTGGAACTCAATACAAGTGACATCAATATCACATCCAGATTATCTTCTGCATATGAGCGTCTTACAAAGCATATGGAAGAAGTTGGTAATATTCTTTCAAGTCTTCCAGAAGATGCTATTGGTGAAGAGCAGGAGAAACTCATAAGAGAGAATCTGGATAAGATAGATGCTGAGATGAAGAAGGAAGTTGATTACATCTTTGATGCTCCTGTAAGTGAGATATGTTGTGATGATGGTTCAATGTATGATCCATTTGAAGGTATGTTTAGATTTGAGCATATCATTGATGCAATCACTAAACTCTATGAGACAAACCTCAATTCTGAGTTTAGTAAGATGAAGCGCAGAGTATCAGCAAAAACATCCAAGTATACCAAGAAATATCACAACTAAGAATTGAATAAGGAGCTCCGTGTATGTATGAATTACCTACGGAGATAGAAATAGCAGGACGTCCGTATCAGATTCGTAATCGCGGCGATTACAGAACGATATTGGGCGTCTTTTCTGCTTTAGAGGATCCAGAACTAACTCAGAATGAGCGTATTATCTCCGCTTTAATTATATTTTATGAAGATTTAAACGATATTGAAGATGTGTTTGCATTACCTGATTTAGAGTCCGCAACTAAACAGATGTATGACTTTTTTAATGGCGGTAAGGGTGAAAAAGGTAAAGCCGCTAGAAAACTTATAGATTGGGAAGATGATTCAGCAATCATCAGTTCAGCGGTAAATAAAGTTGCAGGGATGGAAATTAGGTCAGCAGAATATATACATTGGTGGACTTTTCTGTCATACTATATGTCAGTAGGGGAGTGTGTTTTATCTACTGTGGTTAGTATAAGGGATAAAATGATGAGTGGTAAAAAGTTAGAAAAATGGGAACGAGATTACCGCAACGAGAATCCTCAATACTTTAATTGGAACCACAAGACTGTAGATGAAGTTGATGCGGAAGAATGGTTAAAGAGTGTTTGGAATAAGGAGTAAGATATGGGTGCAAACGGAATAGACGGAGAAGTAGAAATCCCTATAAAGTTTACAGTTGAAGATGATAGTGCCGTAAAGAAGTCTATAGCTGAGATTCAAACTGCTATAAAAAAGGCTCAAGATTCTTTGAATAAAGATACAACAAATACTAAGGCGACAAAGGAATCTATTGCCGCTATGCAGACCTATGTCGATAAGATTGAGGCCGCAAGACGTAAAATGTTAGAACTTAAGGCCGCATCTGAATCTTCGGCTCAAAAAGCAGAAGCTATGAAAAATTGGGACTACAAAGCTGATGGGTTTAATAAGTCCGATTACAATACCGCAGTATCTGCCGCGAATAAAGAGGCTACAAAAGCTAGAAGGGATTATATCACTCAGAGTGGGGCCCTAAAGAAGGCGATGAATGATAGTTATAATGCCGCTATGCAAGAAGTCTCAGGATTGCAGTTAATTGAGTCTGAGGCGATTAAGTCAAAAGGATCTATTGATTTATTTAAACAGGCTTTGCAGTCGTTTAAAAAGCAGGTTGAAGATGTTAATAAGTCGAAGTTAGGATTTAACGAGATTACATCCTCAATAACTAAGATGCAGTACGCTATGACTGCTATGGACAATGCTGTGGAGAAGCAGTATAAGACATTAAATGGTCAGACTGTACAAGTAAGTCCGTTCGCAACATCTGAGCTTTCAAATGCAAGAGATGAGTTGCAGGAAATGCGTGACCAGCTTGCTATGGCATTAGAAACATATGTGGACCTCAGAGATAGCATAAACGATGGTTCAATATACCAGAATCTTAAGGCAGATGGAAAATCTACCGAACAGTTTAAGAGCGAAATTATTTCTCTAAATGAAATGATTGACCAGAGTATACGAGAAATCATGGAAATGACTTCTGTATATGAGCATGAGGCTATGATTGCCGCTCAATCAGCTAGAGAAATACAAGGAAATTTAGTTACACAATCAGCTCCTCGTGAAGATGTTGGATATGCAGAGACATCATTTCAAATGACAAAGGAGCAATTAGAGGCTGAACAGGAACTTGCTAAAGCAGAGGAAGAAAGAATAAAGAGAGAGCGTGAGGCTTATGCTGAACATGAGAAAGCTAAGAAGGCAGCAATCGCCAGTACAAATAAAGAGATTACCACAGTAAAGCAGTCTGCCGCTCAGTATTACTACAAACTCCGTGCGGTTAAGATGCTTGGCTTCACAATAAATCAGATTACATCAACTGTAGATAAGTTTAATAAGAAACTTGTTAGTGGAGCTACAAAAGCTCTTAATGCATATCTTAGACTTATACCTGGTGTAAATGCACTTAAAAAGGCGTTTGATAAAGCACAATCATCTCAGAAGAAATTTAATAAGGAGATGAAGAATACCAGTAAGAATACTGATTTAGGTAATCAATCTTTAGGCAAATTCTTGATAACCACGCTTAAAGCAATTATAGGTGTACGCTCTTTGTATATGTTACTGCGTAAGCTCAGAAAAGCTATAGGTGAAGGCTTTGAGTCTATGGCTAAACAGATTTCATCTGTAAACACTCAGATGTCTTCCGTAGTTACATCTATAAATCAGATGAAAGCCTCAGTTACTGCCGCTATTCAGCCAATACTTTCTGTTTTAGCACCTGCACTTGAAAGAGTAGCGGCTGCGGTTGCTGAAATAACATATCAAATAGCTTCATTCATTGCCGCGCTTACAGGTCAGTCAGTAGTATATAAGGCTGCCAAAGTATGGACAGATTATGCCGATTCACTTGATAAAACTGGTAAATCAGCTAAGAAAGCTAAGAAAGAGCTTGCCGGTTTTGATGAATTGAACGTGCTTCATACTGATGATAAGAGTGGCGGAGATGATTTTGGTGGAATGAGCTGGGATCCAGTTGCTCCATCAAAGAAAGCTCAGGAATTAGCTGAGAAAATCAAGGACATTTTTAAGAAACTGTTTGACCCTCTAAAAGAAGCATGGGAGAAATTCAGAACATTCATAATCAACTCATGGAAATATGCTCTTAGAGAATTACTTAAACTAGGAAAATCCATAGCGAAAGACTTCTGGAGAGTATGGGAAAGCGATACTGTACAGAACATCTTTGATAACATAGCCCAAACAATAGCTTATATAGGCATAATAGTCGGTAATCTCGCAAAGAATTTTAGAAAAGCATGGGAGTATAATGAGAGTGGTTATAGAATCTTAATGTCTATAGCTAAATGTCTTGAATCAATTACTCGACACATTCTTGATGCCGCTAAGTATACTGCTAAATGGTCAGCAGAGCTTTCATTTATACCCGCTATGAATGCCCTTGCAGATAACATGGAACAGAAACTTGTGCCCGCAGTTGAGAGGGTTGCAAGTCTGTTTGAAATGCTCTATGAGCAGATACTCCTTAAGATAATAAAGGATTTCATTGAAAAGGGATTACCTCAGCTTGTAAACTTCTTTGGAACAGTAGCGGAGATTGTAGGCATAATCGCTGAGAAGATAGAGATTGCCCTTAGAAGCGGTAGCAATGGTATAATGATAGTTCAGAGAATAGAGGATCTGTTACAGATTCTTATGACTGGCTTTCAAGATATGGCAGATGCTACAAAAGAATGGGCAGAGAATTTAGACCTCAGACCATTGATGGTATCTCTTAAAGATAACCTTGAAAAGATACAACCGTTAGTTCAGTTTATCTCAGATACAGTTAAAACATTTTGGACAGATGTATTACTTCCATTATGGAAGTATCTTCTTGAAGAAGGATTTCCTAAGCTACTCGATGCTATAGGAAAGATAGCTCAGGGTGCAGATTGGGAAACAATCACTACAAATATGCAGAATTTCATGTCGGCACTTGAACCTATATTTGAATTTGCATGGGAAGTTCTTATTCAGTTAATTAGCGATTTTGGTACTGCCGTTACAGACTTCTTGGGCTCAGAAGAATTTACTAACATTATAAACAATATAAAGGAATTTGCTGATAACTTCGCTAATATGTCTGACGATGAGAAGCAGGCATATGTAGAAGAAATGACCAACAAGATTGAGCAACTTGTCGGAGTTCTTATAGGATTAACTGCCGCATTACATCTCATCAATAATGTTGCTATGCCGCTAATCACAAACTACATGACATTTAGCAACTTTATAAGACAGGGTGTAATGCAAGCTCAGGTAGCAAAGCTCAGTAAGGACGTAGCTACCTTAGCAGGAACAGGTGGAAATGCTACTGGTATTGCAGGATTAGCGGCTAAATTAAGTAGTGTATCTACTGAGTTCAAGACTCTCGGTATGGTATTACAGAATTGGGGTAGTGTATTCACAACACCTACTGAACTTATAGGAAAGCTCACTACTGCATTAGGACCTGGAGCAGGGTTACTTGGAGCACTTACTGCCGTGACTGGAGTTTTAACTGCTGTATCTGGTGGATTCGATATGATGAATAACGGATTTAGTCTTGGCAGTGAAGCGGTGACGGTATTTGGTGGAGCACTTACTACAGTAGGACTTATCATAGCTGGAGTAGCTGCTTGGCCAGCAGTTATAGCAGGTGCTTTAGTTGCGATTGTAGCTAATCTCGGAGCATTTGGCGATGATATGCTCAATTTTGTATTAGTTACAATGAGTAATATCGGAAATAAAATACATGAGTTCTTTTCAAATTTAGGTCATAATTTTGGAGTTTGGATAGGCACAACAGTAAGTAACATTAAGGCTAATCTCGAAGAAAAGTTAGAGGAATTACAGAAACCTGAAAACTGGATTGAATTTGGTATAAACATACTCAAAGGTATATTATCTATCTTCTTATTACCTCTCAAACTGAAAGAATGGATAGTAAAGGCAATAACAGGATTTTTTGAGGGATTTGTCGAGGGCTTAAAAGAAGGTTTTGATATGCACTCTCCATCAAAGAAGATGGAACCTTTTGGTGAGAATATCCTCGAAGGAATTTTACAGGGTATTATATCTGCTATTACATCCATCGGTTCTTGGATAGTAAATAATGTAGTTACTCCTATTGTAAACGGTATTAAATCAGCATTTAACGCAGTTACCGGCACAATAAAGTCTGTTGGCTCTAATCTGATAAATGGATTATTACAAGGCATTGTAAGTATGATTGCTAATGTCATTTCAAGGATTGCCAACTTTGTTTATCAGATAAAGAGTGCATTTAGCTCAGGTCTTTCTGCATCATCATTAGTAAGTGTCGGTTACAATCTTCTTGTAGGACTGATAAATGGAATTATTGATGGATTTAACAGAGCATATCAGAGAATAAGAGAAGGCTGCAGTAATATTGTTAATATCGCCAAGAGTATATTCCAGATTGGTTCACCATCTAAGGTATTTGAGCAGATAGGTAAATATGATATGGAAGGTCTTACAAATGGTATAGATGAAGGAGCATCAGACGCAAAAGACGCTATGGAAGACGCCGTAAGCGATATTATACCAGATGTTAATACATCAGATAGTTTTGCTGATAACTTCTTAGACAACCTTACTACAATGAAGCAGGATGCAATCAGTATTATCAACTCAATGGTAGATGAGATGTCTACATCCATGAGCAATCTTGATACTCTGTTTTCATCAGGTAATTGGGGAATTGCTTCTCAGTTAGGTAAGTTGAGTACAATATCTATTCCTAATATTGCTCAAGGTAAAACTCTTCCATCTACAGCTCAGTTCTCACAGGCAAAAAATGAAGAGGAGTTTGATTATAGTAGACTGGCTAATGTTTTATCATCAGCCATCGTTGATGCAATGGGCGCATCAAGTTATAATAATACTAATAGCGGAGATACTATTATTAGCATTGATGGCAGAGAGATATTTAGGGCAGTTAGAAAACAGAATGACATTTACAGAAAGTCAACTGGTAAGACTGCATTTTAAGGGGTAAACTATGGCATATGAAGGTTACTTGATAAAAATAGGATATAACGATAAATTCTATAACAATTATATTGTATTTGATACATATAAGGTATCTAAAAAGATTATCGACCTAGATAGTTATAGAGATGCAAATGGTGTACTGCATAGACAGGCACTGGAACATGTTTCTTATACAATCGAATTTGAATTAAGGCCTCTTATGGAAGATGTTCATGCCGAAATAATGGAGGCAATAGAGAACACATTTACTATTCCTGAAGAGCGTAAACTATCAGTAACCTTCTGGTTGCCAGAGGAGCATATATATGTAACCGCAGATTGTTATATGCCTGACCCTGAGATTACAGTAAAAGCAGAATATAATGGCACAGATTTAAGATATGATAAAACAACCATTAAATTTATAGGATATTGATTATGCTGAATGTCGATAATAAAGTAAAAACTGAATTTTTAAGGGATTCCTCTGCTAAGGAATTGATAGTTGAGTCAGGAATTCCGTCTGAAGGAAGAAACTTTTTTAGTGGTATTTCTGGCTATGGAGTTGGTTTGACGATTGACCCTCCATTATATGGCCATGTAATCACACTACTTGATAAGGATGGAAATCAAACAGCAAACTTTTCGGATTGTGCAGATATGGAAAACATGAGAAACTTTGATTATGTTTGTGTACAGTTCATTGCGCATCTAACTGGATTTAGCGGTGATGAAAGTGAGGTAACATTTTCCTTTTCTCTACCAGTTGAAGGCCAAGGTTATAACATAAGTACAAAGCAAACTGTTAGCATTTCAGAACTGACTTCCTCATATGTTCAGATAACTTTACCAATTTCAACATCAGGATTAGGATATAGCTCCACTGATTTAGATTTATCTAAGAGTAATAGCTCAAATACTTTTAGTGGCACATTAAGTTTATCTAGTATTATGTTGTCATTCTCTAATGACATATCGGTATTTCCTAATACATATGTACCATACTATGAAGATACTAATGAATACTTTAAGGTTACAAACGATAATCTTGTTTCTGAATCATTCTCACTTAATGAGAGCCTTTGTTCTGAGCAAAATATTAAATTCGGTCTTTGTGAAGCCGCTTATTGTCAATTTACGGTAGCAGATAATGAGAAGGATTTTAAGGACAGAATCATTAAACCTTCAATAAAACTAAAAGACAGTACATTAGAAAAAGCATTTTTACCTCAAGTCAATTTCTATAAAGAATCTTACCCAGTACCTTCTTTAGGAAGTGAATATTGGCAATATTATTGGAACAACTTAAATCTAAATACTTACTTTGCACTGGCTTGGCAAAATAAGACATTACTTATGACAAACGATTATTATAGCCAATTTAAGTTTGTATGCGTAACCGTCAAATGTAAAGTTGAAATAACTAATCCCGCTGAACCGGTTAGTGCCTTTTTATTTTATCCACAGATTTGGGTAAATAGAAAAGATGGCACAAGACGAGATGTAGGTCGTGTCTGGTATGATGATATGGAATATTCAAAGTCAGAAAATTGTGTGGTATCAATAGGTGAATTATCTGACTGGCACGAAGTAAGATTCTACATACCAATAAATTTCGGTGACTATTACAGTAAAAGATACCCTACATATGCAGACACTACAACTCTTGATAATTTCCAAGATACAGGATTTGCTATGAGACCTCTGAATACAGATGGAGATATATTTAGAAGTCCTGTTCATGTTGACCGTGTTGACCTCTATGTAAAGCAGTGGCAGATAAATTTAGTACAGTCAAAGTATGATTCTATTCCAGAATATGACCCCGCTGATTGTGTAGAGTACAACGGCTCAACAATAGAAGATTATTTGAATTGTATAAATACACCTATTCCACTCGGTGTATTCAAGGTGAATAGTGTAAAGAAACATCATACTTGGGATATGATAAAACAAGAAATAACTGCATATGACAACCTTACTGTTTTAGAACAAAATGCCGCAGACTGGTATACTCAGTATATGTTCGGAATAAGTTTTGATGATTATACAAGCTCATATGGATTTCAATTTGCCAGACAGATGTTTAGTACGTTCTATAACTATTTATACTCATTAAAAGCATTTGATGGCTATAAGTCAGTCGGTGAATATGCGTTTGCTATATTGTGGGAAGAATCATTAACTCCAGGTACAGATAGGTCAGGTACTCCAAAAGTATTGTGGGCACTTAATAATACAACAGACTATCCTCGTCACACAGATTGTAATATTAATTACATCAGTCATACCGTAACTAATCCTGACATCTCAAAACTATATTTTATACACATTGATTACCCGGACTATCCTAATATAGATAATATAAAATCTGTATTTGAATATCCTCAGTATGAGGAATTTGGATATTCTAATTTTGACCCTTTATATAGAGGTTTATATAAAGGAAATGTCTTAGTTGAGCAAACACTATCAAATGGTAGTACAAACAATGTGTGTGTGGATAGTGAGGATTATTTTATGTTGGATCCTGATTGCATACAAGTTACTGTTCATGTTGCAGTGTGCATACAAGGATATATTCAAGGTGTATATGACCCCAATTATGTATGGCATGCCTACACATATGTTAATTCAGTATATCTCGGAGCTACTAATGCAAGTCTAGTGCCTGATTTACCAAATGGCGCTATGCGATTAGTTTACTATAACTACGGTAATCAAGATATTTTCGCTTGCGATTCCTCTATAACAGGTAGAGATGTGGTACGTTCATTGCTTGAAATAAACGGCTGTTTCTTTAGGCTTAACCGTTCTACTGGTAAACCTGAGTTTGTTTATTGTACTAAATCTGGACTTTATCCTAGAAATGATTTATACCCTGCCGATGATTTATATCCAAGAGAAGGTACTAATCATACTATTACTATGGGACAGTATCAGTCATTTGAACAGGAAGATTATACCGTTCAAAAGTATGGTAAGATTCAGATAAGAAAAAATATCACATCTAATGAAACTAAGAGTATTGTTGAGTGGGAATATACAGGTGATGATTCTTATGACAATGTTTATGCCATAGATGATAATATATTTTATTGTAATGAAGATATGGAATATGACTATGATAATATGCCGGAAGTATCTAAAATGCTTGCTAATATGTGGGGCAGAATAAGTAACATGGATTATACCCCATGTACTCTTGTGTGTAAAGGTATGCCTTGGATAGAATGTGGAGATAGGATTGGCGTGCTGACAAAAACAGGTGGTGCTGAATCATTTATATTCCATCGTACATTGACTGGTATACAAGCTCTTAAAGATACTTATGAATCTGAGGGCGATGAATATACAGAAGCAATCAATGATTATGGCTATAAAGAATGGGAGGGTAACTAATGGATAAAGCGTATTCCAGAATAAATTGGCAAAATGAACCGTCAATAGCTACTCCTATAAATGACGTGAACCTCAATAGGATGGATAATGCTCTTAATGTCATTGATAACAGAGTGGTAAACCTTGATACAACAAAAGCCAATGAAAGTGATATGCTTACTGCTTTCAACAGTATTACATACAATACATCAACTGGTGTATTTGTGTTCACCAGAAAGAATGGCACTTCTCTTACAGTAGACCTCAATATTGAGAAGATACCTGTATCTTTCAGTATGGATGCTAATGGCGTCATTATAATGACAACAGATGATGGCTCTCAATATACGGCAGATGTAGGAGCATTAATAAAGACATATACTTTTGTTGATTCCTCTACAATCGACTTTACTATTACAGTAGATAGTGATGGTAATAAAACAATAACTGCCGAAGTTATTGATGGTTCAATTACTACAGAAAAACTTCAACCCAACTTTCTAGCAGATTGTCAAGAAGCACAAGCCGAAGCAGAAGCGGCTCAAACTGCCGCAGAAACAGCACAGTCAGCGGCAGAAGATAGTGCCACAGATGCAGAAGCATGGGCAGTAGGACAGAGAAATGGAGCAGATGTGCCATCTACAGATGAAACATATGAAAATAATGCAAAATTCTACGCTGAACAGGCTGCAAGTTATGTTGGAGCATTAGCTATTACAGACGAGCAGTGGGCGCAAATTGAAGCTATAATTTAGTAGGTAAATATGTTATATTAAGATTATGAAGGAGGTACTTATCATGGTACGTTGTGCGGGCTATACACTAAATGATTCAGATATGACCGCTAAAGTCGAGCTTGAAGCAGATACAAAAGCAGAAATGACAGGTCTATCAACAGACGATATTGTAGGGTATCCTGATGGGTACAAAATGGATTTTATGAGTTCTGTGTTTACTACTTCTGGAGAGATGGCATTCTTGAAGTCAGATGGTGAGACATGGAATTGGGGTGAATAAGGAGGGCAAGTAAATGGCTAGTGAGAGTCAGTTAATAATGCAGGCTGTCAAGAAAGCCCTTGCGGCCTCAAAAACTTATACAAATGAGGTAGTTATAGGTGGCGGAGCTATCAAAGGTAAAAACTGTGTTATCAGCTCCATAGATGCTATTGCAGGAGGACATAGGGTAAATTTTACATGGACTCTTGATAGTGGTACAGTGCAGACAGGATATATAGATGTACTTGATGGTGAAAATGGTGATGCAGGATTAGGCATTAAATCTAGTGAAATAGATGCTAACAATCACCTCATTATCACATATGATAATGATGTCACAGAAGATGCAGGAGAAGTTCAGACTGTACAAGGTGAAGATGGAAAGTCTGCATATGAGGTAGCTGTAGAGCAAGGATATGTAGGCACAGAAGAAGAGTGGCTTGCATCATTAAAGGGTGATGATGGTGAGGGAGTCCCTACAGGTGGAACTACAGGTCAGTTTCTTGTAAAGAAATCTAGTGCTGATTATGACACGGAGTGGGGCACACCTACAGGTGGTGGTGATATGCTCAAGTCTGTATATGATACAGATAATGATGGCAAGGTAGATTCCGCTGAAAACGCAGATACAGTAGATGGTCATACTGTTGCCAAAAACGTTCCTGCTGATGCAATATTTACCGATACTGTCTATGACGATACAGAAATTCGTGGTGAGATTGATGATAAGGTTGATAAGGTAAGTGGCAAAGGACTTTCTACAGAAGATTACACTTCCGAAGAAAAAACTAAACTTGCAGGTGTTGATGAAGGTGCGGAAGTAAATATTATAGAAAGCATAACCTTAAATGGCACGGAAGTTACTCCCGATGCAAATAAGAATGTTGCGCTTACTGTTATCACAAAGGCTGTCAATGACCTTGTAAACTACTATCTCAAGTCTGAAACATACTCAAAGACAGAAGTTGATGAGATTGTAACAGCCATCAAGAATAGTCGTTTTGAGGTTGTGGCTACACTTCCAACAACTGACATCAAAACTAATGTCATTTATCTTGTGCCAAAGTCACCGTCACAGACAAGTAATGTCAAGGATGAGTATATCAACCTTAATGGTACAACCGCAGGATGGGAAAAGATTGGTGATACTGAGATTGATTTGAGTAATTATGTGACTATTACTGCTCTCAATACTGCCCTTTCAGATTACACTACAACCACAGACTTGATGGCACTACTTGCAGATAAGCAAAACACACTTACTGCTGGAAATAATATCGACATAACAAACGATACAATAAAGGCAGTAATCATTACAGATACACAATGGGCAACAATAGACTCAGAATTATAAAGGAGGGACAAAATAATGGCAGATAAGACGATGGTCGACTATACCCGAAAGATTAAGCCATATTTTGAGGGTGTAGCACCAATAGAGCCTACAACAACTGCTACATCAGCTCATGCAGTAGGGCATGTATTTTATCTTAATGGTACTAAAGTAAAATGTACTGTACCAATATCTGTAGAAGATACAATAGCTATTGGCACAAATGTTGTAGAGGCAGATGATGTTGAGTCTGAAATTCAGACTTTAACGAACCAAATTGAAGATGTCTATGAAGTAATGGGACAGAATGGGGCAAAGAATAAAATTCCCATGGATTTAGCCAAAATCAAAGCTCTAAACACATTAGGGACTTGGTCTGGAAATACATACACAAGGAATAATGTAAATTTTACAGTAAATGATGATTTTACTGTGGACGTAGACACTAATGGTGGTGCATCAACAAATAATGCAGAGTTTCAGATTTGTGATGCATTTTCGCTTCCTATTGATAATTGGATTTTGTCCAGTGGTAATGATATGCCCACAAATATTTATTGGTCAGCCCAGACAACACGAGGCTGGCAAGACATAACCAATGGAAATAACGAAAAAGCATTTTCGATTGCAAGCGGAGAGTCTGTACTTAAAGTCAGATTATATGTTGCATCAGGACAGACAGTAGACCATCTTGTATTAATACCAATGATACGCAACGCATCAGACACCGACCCAACATATCAGCCATACGCCAAGAGTAATCAGCAACTCACACAGGACACCACAGCACTTCTTGATAATACGGAAGTAAATGGCGCTGTGAATATGTTGCCGAATAATGCTACACCTCAGGTTAAATATGGAGTAACCTTTACTGTTAATGACAATGGAACAATAACAGCTAATGGTACAGCTGAAAATAATACCAGCATTTTCGCAACAGTTACATTGCCTGCAGGTAATTATATTCTTTCTGGTTGTCCTAGTGGCGGTTCTGGTAATAAATATCGTATTGCTATAAATAACAGTGACACATCAACAAATCTTGGATTTGATTATGGTAGTGGCTTTGAATTTACACTTAATGAAGAAACAAATTTGATAGTGTATTTTGACATAAGAAATGGTTACATAGCCAATAAGCTCACATTCAAGCCCATGATTACAGTACCATCCTACAATGGTCCTTATGTACCTTATGCCAAGAGTAATAAGGAATTGACAGAGGAATTGAGCGAAGATTCGGCAAATGTAACAGAAAATGGTATTACTGCCTCCTTTAGAAAATGGGGAAAAATTTGTACAGTATCATTCACAGGTGCTTTTAATGCCGATTTTGCTTATGATGTACCATTTTTAAATATTCCAAGCGGTTTTGCACCT